ACGACGACGACTACTACCACGACGACGACTACTACCACGACGACGACTACTACCACGACGACGACTACTACCACGACTACGACTACTACCACGACGACGACTACTACCACGACAACTTGCGCTCCTTTTTCGGGCGCAGCTTTTATGATGTTCAACGGAACTGATTGCGAATGCCCGTGCAATCCTTGCCAAACTACTACCACTAGCGGACCCACAACTACTACAGCGCCACCCCAGTCAACAACGACGACTTTCGAAGTTGAGTGTTGTGGTTGGGCTGATGAAGGAGCTTATATTGAAGCCAAAAAATGTGTACTGGGTGGAGGTGATAACGATTTTACTACCGACCCAGACGAATATTACTGTCTTGATGCTGGAGTAACCGGAATTAGCGTAGGCGACTTTGCTTGTGTTAATGGTTGTGGCGGAGGAAGTTTTGCTATAAAAGTTACGAACATTAATCAATCACTACCTTCAAACCGGACTGCAAATGGGTCGATTTTCGCATACAAAACAGGCGGCCATTGCAATGACTGTGGAACATAATGAAACAGATAGATTTAATAGTTAATAAAGTACCTATTGTTCTTGATGTTGATGAGGATAATTGGACTAAAAATAATCTAATTGTGTTAAAGCCTGACGCGAAAGAGTATGAAGTTATAGATATTATTAATTATTTATTCGAAGAAGGATTTATATTAGATAGAAGAATAAAATATAAAATAGTGTAATTATTTAAGTAAATGACGCACCCTATGAACATGCCTTACATATCTTTAGAGACAGCCTTCAAGGTAATTGACAAAGTTGCCTCTGAGTATGATGCCTTGTCTAAAGAGGGTAATCATAGCGAAGAAAAAGCTTGGGGAAGAGCAGGGCTAACCGCTTCTGTGCAAATTAAAAGAGAGCTTATAAAAGAAATTCAAAGAAGGGAAAGGCTCTTTGACTAGGCGTTAACCTTTTTGAGTCTTTCTATAAGTTCGAAAACTTTAGGCTTTGGAATATCATTAACAGATTCTAATGTCCCTGCATTTTCGTAATTTTCCTTTTCCAGCTTCTTTTTTATTGAATCAAACTTAACATTTTTTTCCTTCATCACACTAATTAACAATGCTGTAGGAGAAGGAAGTAAATCATCCTCTTGAACCTCCTCTGGAGAGGAAACAGGCTTAGGTGCAAATACCATCTTTTTAAGCTCTTCATTAGCTACGATAGCGATTCTAAGAAAATTACGGACCGCACGAACAAAGGCTCTATTTTCTGCTATAGGCCCAAGAAAAGCTTGGCCAAATCCATGAGTATTATGTGGGCCAGCATCTCCTATCCCGCTAAATGTAACCTCTTTACCTTCCGTCTCATAATTTGGGGTAAATTTTATGGAGCAAGTGACAACTACATAATCTTTGGAAGGGGAAACAACTGAATAATTTATATCTGTATATCCCCTGATCTGGGCAAGCTCTTTAATTCCCGACAGCAAGATAATAAGCTCCGAATCTTTTAGCTTTGTAACGTCAGTTTCGCTTGTTTTTTGAAGATTGGGAACCAGATGCTCTGGTTTAATCATTTTTCTCCAATCAACAAATCCATCCTCGTTAAATACATAGTTAACGGATGGGAGTAAGCCGTTTTTGTCTCTCTTAATTTCTTTTAGCTTCATAATTTTTTACCAAAGATCATCTTCGTCTTCGTTCATTAATTCTGACGGTTCTTCCTTCTGCTTGGGGGGAGCACTGTCATTGTAAGAGTTTTTTTGCATCATTTTTTCCATTGCGGAATCGGTAATTTTGAAACTTTCTTGCAAAATATAAGAAAGATGCTGCGATAATAGTTCTCCCTCTGGAAAAGTAAAACCGATTAAGAAAGAAGCTTTGGACGTGGAGTCTTCTTTACTTTCCTTCGTAACATTAAAGGAAAATCCTATTTGTTTTCCGTCTCTTTCGTAAGGACCAAAAGTAAATCTAGCAATTTGATTGCTTCCATGGTAACCCGTAAATTTTCGATTGCTTTTTATAGCGTCAATTATAGAAGCTATTTCTACAGCGCTAAATTTAACATTTACTCTTTTGTTTGGATTATCTTTATTTTTCTTAAAGGAGCCTATCCTTCTGTTGCTGTCCCATCCATCCTGTTTTATTAAGGTGGTAAAAAAAGCGTTGTCTTTTTTGTTAAGGTAAAAGGAGCAAGCCGTGCCCGTTACCTTTGCGTTAGGTTTGTAAAAGTGTATCATGTTTACAGTATACTAGGTTTTTTAAGTTTGTCAACTATTTTTTAGCTCTGATAGTTTTGTGTATATTTTGTTTGATTGAATTGCTATTTTATCCGCAAAAACAACTTCATCCTTTTTGACTCCGTTAACGATAACAATGTTATTTTCTTCTGGCGGAGAGCCATTATTTGAGGTAACGCTGTTTTCAAGTCTCTTGGAAAAGATCATCACTTTCATACTACCCGTTTCATCTTCTACGAACATTCTCATGTAGTCGTTTCCGTTTCTAGATGTTCCGAAATACGGCTTATCCTCTACAGTGCCCACAAAAGATACCCTGTCGTCAACTTCGGAATCTTCCACTTCCCTCAATGATAAAAGGTTGTCCTTTTTTTCTCTGAAAATATCCTTCAAAGGCATATTGTATGTATAGCCGAGAAGATGTTTTTCGTAATACCAGTTTGCAAAAGTTTCTGAATATTTATTTTTAAAATAAATTTGTTTATATGGTTCTGATTTTGTTTTAATTGTGTTTAGCCTTGTATCTCTTATTATTGGCTTTCCTTTTTCGTCTTTTTTTTCTTTTAATTTTTTGACTATTTCAACTAAATCGTACTTTTGCGACTCAGCCAGCAGCATGGCAGATTTTTTTTCTTTTTTAGTTAAGATGTTCCAAAGTTGAGCTTCATAAACAACTTTGCTTCTGGACACCGAGAATCCCTCGAATGTGCCAGCTTGAATTAGTGCTGATAGTATGCCAATCGTAAGACCTGATTCCTTTGCTCCTTCAAAAACTTCGAATTTATTAGAGTAATTATCTTTAAAATTGTTCAGTTTTTCAATTGATTTATCTGATATTCCTTTTATGGATAAAAGACCAAATCTAATATCTTTACCCTCTACTTTAAAATCCATATCAGATTTAATAATATGAGGGGGTAAAAGTTTTATATCAAAATGAGACATTTCTCTTTGAATTTTAGATATTTCACTAATTGGGTCTGGCTCATGTCTGGTCATTTTCAACAAGCTTAAAAAGAATTGTTGGGGATACTTAAATTTTAAATAAATAGTTGTAGCAGCTAAGGCGGCGTATGAAATAGAGTGAGATTTATTAAAAGAATAATTAGCAGAATCTTCTAATACTCTCCATAGAATATCTCCAATTTCTGATTCAAGATTGTTTTCCTTAATTTTATTTTTAATTTTCCTTTTCCACTTGCGAACTTCTTTTACCTTTTTCTTTCCTACAATACGCCTTAAGATTTCCGCTTCATCAAGAGTAAAGCCAATCTTGTTAGCCATTTTCATTAGCTGCTCTTGGTATAAGGCTACGCCGCCTGTTGATGTTAGAATGTCGTCAAAAAATGGGTGGATTGGATCATAGGTTCCGTCCTCTACGTAGGCCGCGTATTGATCCACAAAATTAAGCGCCCCCGGACGAGCCAAGGCTAATACGGCGCTTAGTTCTTCCAAATTCTTGGGTTTAACTTTCTGACAGACACGATAATTCGTTTCAGCTTCAATTTGGAACAAGCCATGAGGTGTTCTGAGGTATTGAAGATTATCGTAGATAAGTTGATCTTTTAAGTTTACATCAGTAATATCAATACCAACGCTTTTGCATACATCATCCACGACTGAAACGGCGCGTAGACCAAGAATATCAAGTTTAACATTAAAAATTGATATCCAATTCATGTCATACGAAGCAACGTGACTCTTTTTATCTGAGGTTAATTCCGTTGGACAACAATCGTTTAGCTTATCGAACGACAAAGAAATTGCGGAAGGATGTACCCCTTTATTTTTTATCAGCCCTTTGATCTTTAGTGATATATTGTAAGCTTCTTCATTTTCATCACACCATTTTTTAAACTCATCCTGCTCGGCGTAAGCCTCTTTAATGTCCTTAATTTGGCCAAAAACCTTTGGAATAAGAGAAGAAACTTTATTCATTTCTTGCTCGCTTTTATTGGCCGCTACTTTTCCGCATTCCTTAATGCATAGTTTTCCGCTTAATGTGTTTAAGGTAATTATTTTTGAGGTTTTACCTTTAAACTTTTCTTCAAGGTATTCAATAACTTTCTGACGATTGTAGTAACAGATGTCAAGGTCTACATCCATCATCAATGAGCCGTCTAAATATGTTATGTCATTTATTATGGTTTTTTTAGCTCTGATTTTTGATATAAATCTTTCAAAATAAAGCCCGTGCTCAATAGGGTCTATCTTGGTTACTCCAATAAAATATAAAACCAAACTTCCTGCTGCGCTGCCACGACCAAGTCCAGTTGGAATGTTGCTTTCTTTGCAGTAGTTAATTACATCCCATACTAAAAGAAGGTAATCAATAAATCCAAGCTCTTTAATTGTCTTAAGCTCATGCTCAAGTCTTTCGGAGTACTCATTTTTTCTTTCTTCACTAACATCTTTCCATACTTTTTCTTTACCGTTTTCGCACAAAGCTTTTAAAAAGTTTTCGTTATCAATATCCTCGCTTACGCCAAGAGATCTTTTGTATTTGTTATTAATTTCGAAAGATGGCAATCGCACACCATGCAGGGGGATATCTAGTTCTTTAAATTGGTCTGTAAAATCAGGCATTTTCCGTTATCCATTTTGCTAAGTTAAGGTCACAGTTCTCTTTGTTGTAGGCGTAATCAAGTTTATAAACATCTTTGTTTCCTAGCGCCTCTATATAAATATTTTCTTCATCGCCGTTCCTGTATGTTTTTCCCGCAGAAACTGCCGTTTTTTTTCTAGACGCTATACCGTACCAAGCTGACCAGCTATCGCAAGACAAAACAAACGAAGCGTGGTTCATGATTAGGTCGATTGACTCAAATATATTAGTTTTTCCTAGTAGGTTTGTGATAGGGTATTTTTTTAACAGGTTTGGATAGTACTCTTCCATGTCTTTTTCGTCTTTCTCACTACCTATAGCCACCACTTCATATCCTTGTTCAAGCAGGGCTTCTACGCTTTTATCCCAAGGGCTTATATACTCTGATTGTATATCATTTTTTGCTCTATGCAAGATAGATATTGGTTGAAACACGGCTATTTTATGATTATCAGCGCGATAAGGATGACTAAACTTGGAGAAAGAAGAAAAGTCTATGTCTTTACTTATGTCGTGAACGAACGTATTACCCAAAAGCTCTGAGCCACTAGCCAAAGTCATTCCAACGTGGTATCTGCTTTCTTTGCGACCCTTGTCTATTGGTTTTTTTTGACTAACGTCAAAGATAATACCTTTTATAAAATTGACTGTTGACCAAAATTTAAATATATTTCGATCCATAGGAAACCATTCTTTAGTGTGCCCGGTCCAAGCCTCTTTAGCTGTATGGATTACTACGTCTTTACCTTTAGCTAATTGTTTAGCCGCCATTAAGTTGAACATTTGATCCCCCCAAAAACAAGAAGGAGACCAAATGTGGTAGAACCCGTCGTCTACTTTATTAATTACAGTTCTATCTGCCATTTTAATTTATTCCAAACTTTAAGGTTAAGCTCAAGATCAACGATTGCATCGTGGAGTTTACTGTAGTCGTGATTTATCTCAAACTCTTTCCCCATATGGGTTAGGTTTGTTTTTATACCCTTCCTTCTCTCGTGTAACATCCTGTATTGGTATTCAGTTAAATCTTGCCCTATCTTATAGTGAACATCATACTTAATTCCTCTGGCTATACAATTTGTGTCTATGATTTTATTTACTAAATGCCTATACTCTTTCCCCATATACTTGTAATAGTCTTTTATTAAATATAAGTCGAACCCTAATATATTATGACCCACTATATAGTCTGCGTTATCCAGCCAGTCTTCCATGGTTGGAAATACTTCTTCTGGGGTTAAGCCTCTTTTTTCTAACACCTTGGGGTTAAAGCGAGTTATCCTTGCTGCGTCTGCGCTAATCTGTAGTTTTGTGTCCCATTTAATATAAAAGTTCTTTTCTGCGATTTTTTTATCACCTACAACTTTTAACATGGCAATTTGCCAAGGCAAATTATGACAACTGTTAAGGCATAAGTTGAGAGTTTCGCAGTCGATAAAAACATATTCTTTATCTTTATCAAATCTTAAAAATTGTTCATCCATTATTTTACAATCCTTTCTTTGTAGTTGTTATAAATACTTTTTCTTCCTTTGTTATTAAATCCAGCTAGATGAAGTATAAAGTCTCCATCTTTGAAGGATAATTTTTTGTAATCTTCGTAGGTGCTTTTAAAATTAAAAACCCCAGCTTTCGTTGTAAACTCTCCAAAATTTCTGTAATATTTGTAATGAGGAAAAGAATTTAATTTTGTTTGCTCTAAGACTATTGTCCTTGAACCTTTTTCGTAAGCCGCATTATAAAACGCTGAATCAACCTGTACTCCAGAGGGGTGATCGATAAACTCTTCCTTGGAGTAAGTATACTCTAAAAGTTTTCTGGAATAAATATTATTATTTATAAGCCAAGTACCCGTACACCAACCGCATGGACTATGGGTAACTACGAAATCATAATCGTCATTTATAAATTCTTCTAATTTTATAGAATGATTCATTATGATTGCGTCAGCGTCTATCCAAAATATCCAATCGCAATCGTTTTCCATTTCTTCTAGGATGTACGCAATCTTACTCCAATTAGTAGGTCTGCTTTTGTCTTTTAAATCTCTAAAGCCTTTCCAAGAGTAGTCGTGTTTTTCACAATATTCTTTATTATTTTCAAAAATTTCTTCCGCCCAATCCCACACGTTTTCCGTAGCAAAAGAGATAACGCTTATGCTCTTGCCTTTCGCATCAGCAATATTTAAACCGTACTCATCCATTGTCTATGTATTCATTTATATTTTTCATTTTTTCTTCCTGAGAATTAAAGCCAGCAAAATGGAGAATGAAATCTCCTTGCTCGTAAATCCCTTTGTCCGCTCTCTCTTTGTTGTAAAAAAACAATTCGTTTCTTGTTCGGGTCCACTGTTGTTTTTCTGACACGCTTTCTCTAGCTATAGGGGGGTAAGCGTTTATATCTTTTTGGGTAATTGTTTTAACTTTTAGTGAGTTTGGTTCATTTATATATTCTATGATAGCTGCTTGCTCCCACCAAGGGTGATTGATCGCCCAGTTTTTTTCGTAAACCTCTTTAAGGAAATGTTTTGAATTTTTTGTATTTTTTAAGAGAAAAACCCCCGTGTTTATAGTAAAGCAGTCTACAGCTATAATAAGATCGTACTCATCATCTATAATTGATTCCAATTTAATTTCGTCATTCATTATGAAGGCGTCTGCATCAATCCAGACGGCCCAATGCGTGGAAACGTCATCTAGGGTTTTTTGTAGGGCTTTTATTTTACCCCAAGGAGCGGGTCTATCTTCATCTAAAGATTCAGAAAAAAGAACAAAATTATAATTATGTTTTTCGCAGTAAGATTTTTTATTAGACACCGTTGCTTCCTTGTAGGGTAAGTTGTCCGTGGCTAAAGTTACTAGAGATATGTTTTCCATTTTATAAGCTGAAAGCTTTTAATTTGTTTTCAAATGTATCGTTAAATTTAGGAAGAGGATTTAGCATTTTATTCTGCAAAGCAAACGTTCCCTTTTTTGAGCTATCTTTGTCGTAATTATAGTTTAATTCTGAGGGGAGATCTCTTTCGGGAATCCAACCCATTAAATAAACTTTGCACTTTTCAAATTCGTCCGTAAAGTCAGCTAAAGTGGCTATGTAAATATTTGATTTATGTCTTTCGTGTGGTCTTACAAAAAGGTTATAAGTTAAAATATCCTTTGAGCGGTATCTAATTCTCCCCCCCTTTACGTCAATTGGGTAGGGGGGTAAATCGATACCCATGTCTCCTTTATATTTTTGCTGATTTTGTTTATCTCTGGTCTCAAAATAAGTCTTGCCGCCGTCTCTAAAGAACCATTCGCTAGCTACAAATGTTGTAAGTTGTCCGGTGAATTGATATTCTATGTTATTTTTTCGCTTATTTTTTGCGGAGACTATTTGAGATTCGCAGTTTATTAAGTTGCACTCTTTGGCGTATTCCATGCAAGTATTTGCCGTAGATGGCTTAATGGAGAATCTGATTATGTCTTTATGAGTTATCACTTTTTTCTCTCCAGCTTTCAATACAAAACTCATCGCTCGTCATATGTTCTAGCTCTGGCTTGTCTAGGGAGCTTCTGTTGTTGATACATCTAAAGGTTAAGTATGATTTAAAATCTTTCTTTTGTTTGTAGTATACGCTCTGGACACTTTGAATTTCCGCTTTATCATTCTTAGATTGATATATAACCTTGTCCCTTATTATTTTATCAAAGGGTAGATCATTATCTTCGAGAAAGTATGTTGGAGAGCAAAATTCAAACTCTGGCACACACACCGAACCGTATAATGAATTATTAAATATGTATGAATCGTAAAATGGAACAGCTAAGGCAAGGTCTTTGTTGCTCCAGTATTTTTTTAAGGTTTTATAGTCTGTCCTTGGTTGATAATAGAAGCCGTCTCTCGCCGCTGACGTAAAAATTTTAATTAACCTTTTGTACCCATCTTCGTTCTTCATGAAGATTAAAATTTTACTATTCGTTTTTAAGGAATCTGAATCTTTTTGAGACATTTCGTTGCATATAGTAATTCTTAGTCCAAAAATTAATTTTAACTCTAACTCTTTTGAGTTTTTGTACGCCTCAAGGAAGCCGCTCATGCTATCATCTACTACAGTGGCTTCTTTAAGTTTATTTTCAGCGCATATATCAAAGATTGAATCTGCTTCGTCGGGTGTAGATTCGCTGTTTCTGAGCGTCAAAATTGATTTGCCAATGCTATAATGAGATTTAAAAATAGGCAAAATTTCATTCATATATTCGTATAGTAATTATTTTTTTTAATAAGTCAAATCCAATCGCATGGATCTTCTGGCTCTTTTCCGCTCCCTTCGGGATGCGCTGGGCATCCTTCGTACCTTTTCTTTACCACCCTGTTTCCGTTAGTGGCCGCTGGCTCTAGCTCCTCTTTCGTAAAGGCTCCTTTGAGGATATTACCTTCTTCGTCCTCAAGAGAGTAATAATCATACGGTTCTAGATATGGACATTTCCAGTGAGAGCCAGCTTTGCAGAAAAACTTTGTTGCCATTTTGTCTTTTGCATAATTAGTTTTTGCTTGATCTTTTGTAAACGAATTTAATTGCTTATATATAAAAGCTAAGTAATGCTCGAAGCCTTTAAGTTGCTCTTCTGGTATGGTGATTTGTTGGAGAGGTTGGTTAGGAAATTTTAAGAAAACAAATTCCACTTCAACATTTTTTGCAGATTTAGGCCATTTTCTTTTAGCTGCAAGCGTATATGTCATTGCTTGCATGTTAGCTTCTAAATCTTTCTTTGAAAATTTTCTTTTGCTAGATTTATAATCAACAATTTTAATTTTATCTTTAAATTTTATTTTCTTATCTATGAATCCCATTATCTCGTATTCGGGGTCTTTGTTTTTAATTACAAATTTTATTTCAGGCTTATCCGCTTTGCCTCCTTCCCCAAAAAAGTCAGCATTAAGCCCAACGTACACCATGTCTATGCACATTTGTAAATTTTCTTCATTGAAGCAGCAGCTTTTTTTAAGTAACATTCTTAACAGCCTAACTACCGCAGGACTGCCGCTCGTATTACCCGCTTCCATGATTGCGTCAAAACATTTCTTATGTTTTGGTAGCAAAAGGTACTCAAAAACAGTGTGGCAAACTGTACCGCGACACGCTCCGTCGTTTTGGGTTTGAGGAATTTTTTCGTGGTAATTACACCAATATTTCCAAGAGCAATCCTCGTAAGTTTTTATTCTTGAAGCTGATAATACTTTTTTTTCTTTTTTAGCCAAAGACGTGTCCTCCTATGTAAGATGATAAGGGTTTTTTATTTTAATACAAGAAATTTTTACGGCTCGTAACAAACTATAAGTTCTCTGTCACTTTCTACGTTCCATGAGGGATAGTTGTTCTTAATAACTTTTATAAGATGAAGCTTATTAGCCCAAACATCTTCAATAAAATAAACAAATTTTTTAGATAAAAAGGGAGATAAATTGTCTATAGTTTTTAGTATTGATTTGATACTGTGGTTTCCATCGTCAATCGCTATATCAATATTATCCCCCTTAAGAATGCTTTTCATTAAGCCTATGTTATCTTCAAATTGGTTGAATTCATAAATCTCTACATTTGAAAAATCCATTCCACTTTTTTGAAGGGAAGATTTATTCTGTTCTATAGTAGATAAATCAAGGTCAAGCCCTACTATTCTTCCGTTTTTAATAATATTCGACCAAATACCTAATCCTGTGCCAGCTAAGATTCCAACCTCACATAACACAAGTCTCTCTTGAAAATTAAAAAAATTTAAAAATCTAGAATAATATTCTGAGTATCCATGACACCCTTCTTCGTGGCTCATTCTATCTCCGCCAACGGCAGTCTTTCGGTTAGACTGGCCGGGTTTACTCTTTCTCGCGTAAGAAGTAAGTCCTCCAAATTTTTTCTCTAATTCAATTAACTTGTCAGGGGAGATGTTCATTTGTCTTTATGGAAGATCATCGAATAAATAAAAATAAATATACTTACGATAAGGTAAAATATCGTGAGAAGCAAAAGCCATATAGACTCGATTATTTTCTTTATCATATTGTTAACCCTAAGGCTAACAAATTCTCATTAAACTCTTTGATAGGCACGTGAGAGTAAGAAAGATTGCTTGGGTATTGCGTCCAATAATCTCTGTGCTGCTCATGATCCCCTTCAAGTTTGCCTTCTGCCATAATTTTGGCGACACTGGATATGGGGAATGCCGTTGCTTTTTGCATAGCGGTAAAGCCGTTTGGCTGATTCTCTTCGTCTCCTGCGATTAATGCATTTTTTTCCCAAGTCAATTCTCCTGCGTTAGACCAAATTTTCATCATTACAATATCAATTACTGCTGATTTTGGTTGACACCCCTTAGCGAAAACTTCTTCCACGCAATCTGCGGAAACGTTATCTAGCAAGAACTTTGCTACATCCCTATGCCCTTGGTATCGAACTGTTCTGTAATCGCAATTTAAAACGCCCCTCTCTTTCATTTCTTTTATCGTGTGGGAAGCGCCTCCGCTGGTATAAAAAACCTCCAAGGGGCCAAATTGATCTCCACCATTTATAGGGAGTACCCCATCTAGCGCGGGTACTACTTTTATTTCACCATTTTCTAGCACAGTGCAGTCGTCTTTGTATTCATTTATTAATCCATCTATAGACCAAGTATTGATGTAATTTAAGGGGGGGTTAACTCTGTGCGAAGGTAGTCCTCCTACCATCATTTTTATATTATGGACTTGGCCGTTGTGTTGTAGGGTCTTGTAGGCCCATTCAGCCATTATGTTTATCCATCCCGGCGCTAATCCTAAATCGGTAAACACTGGTTTGGTGGCTTTTTCTTTCGCGTATTCGTTTATATTACGCGATACATCTACTCTGCCACCTAAATCGCAATAACGTACGCCGTTATCGATGCACCATTTGCCTACGGCTTCTGTTTGATGGTAGGGCAAGCTGCTAATAACCACATCTGGCTTTATCTCTACATCTAAACCCTCGCAAATCTCTTCTGAATTTTCAACAATAAAAAAATTATTATTGCCTTCTGGCATGTTGTTCGCGGCGTCTGGGTTAGCGTCCATACCCACGACTTCAAAGCCGAATTTATCCATCGCATAAGCGATAGCTTTCCCCATTCTCCCTACTCCTAATACTAGTGCTTTCATGGTTTTCCGTAATTTACTTTCTTGTAATTAATTTTTATCTCTTTAAAGCCTTCGCTATATTTTTCAACCACTTCAGCTTTAACTCCATTGCGTTCGCAGTTTAAGTCTCTTACTTTAATAGCTAACCTTCCTATTTCTTCTAATGGTAAATCTTTTCCGCTTCTTATATCTCCTTCTGTATCCCAAAGTCTACCGTTAACATCATACAGCCTATTAATATAATCATTTATTTCGTGAGCGTTATATTGATCTATCTCTTCTTTGTAAGCATTTAACTCTTCACTAACATCTTCAGAAGTTCTTTCCGACTTTAACTTAGTGATGGTATATCTATCCACTACTTCTGATATAGGCATTTTCATTTCTTTGGTAATTTTACTCTCTTTCTGTGCCCGCCTTGCCCTTTATATTTCTTCATTCCTTTAGATCTGTTGCTGCATCCTTGGCGTGTTTTTTTGCCAGCAGTCTTTTGATAACCTAATCCGGATTTATTAATAGACATATTTGTTTACTCCTCGTTTTTTTTCTCTTTTCTTTTTTCTTTTTTCCGCTGGCGTTAGCTTTGACGGTTTCTTTTTTTCTTTTTTTCTTTTTTCTTTATTAGCCATAATTATTTCATTCCTTGTGGGAAGGTTAGTTTATCAGCGTGGTTTACAGTCCAGCTAACTTCGTGCGTGACGGCCCTGTAGGTTCTGGCAGCGCTCGGGAATCCGTTGCCGGACTTTTTTACCCCGCCAAAAGAAAGGTGAGATTCTGCTGCAATTGATCCGCCATTCCAATAAATCATTCCTGCTTCGCATTCGTCTCTTAAGACTCGTGCTTTTCTAAAATCATTTGTAAGTACACCAACCGCAAGCCCGTAATCAGTATCATTATAGATACGAATGGCATCTTCGAGATCGTCAAAAGGAATAATAGCAACGTGAGGGCCAAATACTTCATTCTTTAAGTAAGGTACATCGCGCCATTCAGTTTTGTAAATCATAAAAGAAGAAAAGAATGCTCTACCATTTATATCTGTATACTTAGGTTCAAGCAAAACTTCTGCGTCTGGGTCAGAAAGAACCATGTCATTATATTTTTTAACCTTTTCAAATCCTTGTTTGTTAATTAGCGGTCCATAGTTTTGGCTTTCGTCTGGTACATAATCTACCCAACCAAGTGCGTCAGGCGTACCTGAGGTACTAACCACTTTTTGAAAGGGGTTGCCAGTTTTCAAATCAGCCGCAGCTTTAGTGAAATCTTTAGCAAATTGATCAACTATAGATCTTTGTACTATCATTCTACCGGACGAAACACATCGTTGCCCAGACAGCTTGTGTGCGCTTGCTATGGCGGCTTCTAGAGCCAGCTTAGCTTCTACGTCATCAAAGATAATACAGGCTGATTTGCTGCCCATTTCGCAAGAAGTGGTTTTGTGCCAGCTTTCTGCTGCTACCTTCCTAATGTGCTGTCCAACCTCGGCAGAACCAGTAAAACAAATATGATCGATATCAGAGCGAGCCAAAATATCACCAGCAGAACCGTCGCCATGCACCAAGCTAACGACTCCATGAGGCAGACCAGCTTCCTCATAAATTTCGACAGCCATTTGTGTTGACATTGGAGCATCTTCGCTAGGCTTAATTATTACAGTGTTTCCTTCAACAATCGCTGGAGCAGCACACCAGTACGCCCCGATAGCTAAAGGAAAATTAAATGGTGATATAATAGCTATTACACCCTTGGGCTTGCGAAGCATGTAAGAATCTTTATCTTCTATTTCGGATGCGACAGCTTCACCGTGGGAGTATCTACCAGAACCAAACGCAAATTGAGCCATATGTAAAGCCTCATTTACTTCTGCGATAGATTCATTATAGTTTTTTCCCGTTTCCAAGGAAATTACGGTGGCCAACTCTTCTCTTCGTCGCTCAATTATTTGAGCAACTTTATACATATAATCTGAACGTACAAATCGGCTTACTTTTTTCCATCTATCAAAAGTATTACGGGCAGATTCTACCGCTGTCTCTACTTCGATATGGCCACTTAACGGGAACGCTCCTTGAGCTTTTCCAGTAGCAGGGTTCAGTTTGGTATACATTTCTTCAGTGGCTTGCCACTTGCCGTTGATATAATTTCTTCCTTCGAATTGCATGGTATGATATTTACTGTTTGACTGTACTTTCCATAAGTTTCTTAACGCTGTCTTTACAAAATCCAGCGCCTTCTCTATTAATGAATTCATACATTACTCCTGTAAGTTCTGAGGGTTTCGTAAACACTTGTGTTAAATCTGGATCTTTGCATGTAATTGGTTCCTCGGAATAAAATTCTGCATACCCTTTTTCTTTCCACTCATTCATTACTAGTTGCACATCTTCAACTTGATAGGCGATATGATGAACTCCCCCTACTCCTCCTCGTTCAGCAACCCAGTCTCCAACGATAGACCCCTTTGTCCCGTCGCTAACAAAAATTTCTGGAGGAGCGTGGTATTCTAGCGCGTTTTCAACTTCTACTTCGTTAGGGGAGAAGTGAGTTTTTAAGTGCCACAAATTTGTATCTTCAACTCTATTCTCTGGAGGTGTTAGAGCTAAACAATCCGCTTTAGATCCATCATCGAAAGTTATTTCAAACTCTGTTCCTATCTTATAGCCAAACGCATTTAAAAAGAAATCAGCAGATTTACGCCTATCTTTTACCCTGTAAGCTATATGATCCAACCTCATGACTATTTGACTATTTATTAGTTATTTTTATTCTGAGCTAATAATAAAAGGTAGTCAATAAGATTTCTTGCTTTTTTTATTTTAATTATTTTGTTGTATTGTTTTTCTCCGATTTTAGAATTTTTCTTAGAAAATGATTTTTCCCCCCAATTTTCCCCATATCTGAAAGAATTAAATATTTCGCTTCTTTCTTTCCCGTTTAGAGTTTCTTTAATTATTACAATGATTTCTTCGTCTTGTACGATTTCGTCAAGAGTAAGCTCTAGCTCTCTAAGATATTCGTTTCTTTCCATTCTCGTATTTCTTCTTGGCTCATGTCTCCAAAGTCGTTTTTTGTAGGAAAAGCTACTTGAATTTGGTGGGGATCAAAGTAATTTTTAAGTTTTTTTACAGCGGATTTTACAGCCTTATTGCCAGCGTTGTTATTATTTGAATCATCGTTAAAAGATACGAAAATTTTATCAGGGTCTAACTTAATTAATAAGCCGATAAATGAAGGACTTAAGTTTAATCCAAAAACTACTATAGTATTTTTTACGCCAGCCTCCCACAGAGAGAGCATGTCTCCGACGCTTTCTATTAGTATTATTTCTTTTTTGTTTTTAATTATTGGATAATTTACTTGTAGGGGGTACTTCCATTCTGATGTTTTACCTCTATGCAACCATTTCGGAAAAGATTTTCCTTCTGGAATTTCATTAACGTATCTACCCGTAACGCCTACTAGTTCGTTTTTAAAATTAAAAATTGGAAATACATATCTGTTTGCCATCGTTCCGTTTTTAACTACACCTCCTTTAAAAAGGTTGAGGGTATCTAAAGATACCCCCCTTGCTTTCCAGTATTCGTGATCCGGAATTATTTTTTCTAGATACGATAATGGAAATGTTTTTCTACTAGAGACTGACGGTTTGTGCTCTCTTTTAATTTCTCCATTAATTGACCATTTATCTTTTAGGACTGTTTTGGCTTCATTAACGCTTTTTAAATTTAAAGAAAGTTGAATGAGGTATTCAAACGAACCGCTAATCTGTTTGCTGAAATCAATAAAGTGGCCAGTATCCTTCCTAACTGAGAGAACTGTCCCACTGCTTGAGTCGCGATATATGGGTTTCATACGAAATTCTCTCCCGTTATCCTTAATATTTGAATAACCAACGTCAAGAAGAATACTTTTAAAATCCATTACAGTACTCCTCCATCATTATTGTTATTTTCGCTTAGGTCGAATTGCATGTTTTCTCTAGCCGCTATATCGGCTGCTGTTCCTGACTCTTCGACTCCGAAATTTCTTACGGTAAAATTTATAAAATTATTTTCAAACCTTACCGTACCATCTTCAGACACTCTTCTTACTAAATCGTGGTGTCCCGCTGCTTCTTTACCTTGGAATCTGGTTTTTATTGGCACTAATTTATGCGTACCGAATTCTTCACCATCATTAGCCATTTCATCAACGGTTTTTCTTCTAAAAATTCCTACGAAAGATGCAAACCATTGCAATCTGTCTGATAGTGCTATGGCGGAACTGTCATCTACAACGGCCCCACCTCTTCTATTGAAGTTTTCTCCACTCCTATTCATCTGCATGGCAGTAATTATCGGGCAATTTAATTCTTCGGATAATTTTTTAAGCTTGTCTACTTTGTCTCCGATAGCTTGGTACTCTGCCCAATTGTTTCCGACTTTTTCGCCAGTAAGTTTTATGTAATCGTAACCAAGGATAAAAGGGTTGCCTCTTCCAACGTTAGACAAGGCCCACCTTCTTACGAATGAGCATAGTTGATCAATGTTTTTGTTTCCAACTGGGTAATGATATACTTTATCGGAACCCATTTCTTTGAAAGCCTCTCGGACTTTTTTGACCAACTCCGGATTTTTTCTCCAGTTTCCTGTCTCTAAATGCCAGAGAGAAACTCCACTCATAGCAGATGCAATTCTGAATTTTACGTCTTGAGTGTCCATTTCTGTATCTAGTATCAAAGCTGGCACGTTGCTGCTCTTTGAAACCTTGCGACACAAATCCATTATGAATGTGGATTTCCCTTGCCCCGGCCTAGCTACAACAGCGTAAAGATTTTGCGGCCTAAGCCCTCCGTACATTTTGTTGAACTCTGGGTAAGGTGTCGCAAACCCAAACTCATCGACGGGGTTTTCCCCTCTCTCTTCTACCATTGCTCCTATATCGTCCAATAAAAGCTCTGGTTCGTCTTCCATTGTTTCGAACTCTTTTACTTGATCTCCGTACAGGGCATCAATGTCGTTAATAATTTCATCAATTTCCTTTTCTCCGTTTTCTTTCAGGTATTTTCTCCCTCTATCAAGCGTATGGTACAAGGTTCTTCTGACTGTTAGCTTTGCAAGCTCCCTTGTTGAATCCATAAGTCCTTTTGCGTTTATGGACGTAAACGAGATTGAATCTAAGTAATCATAAATGTTAACATCATCCTTGAAGGTGATGCCTATGTTTTTTATTTTCTCTGCAAGGACTACTGTATCTACGCTCTCGCTTTTAAGGAGCGAGCTTCTAAGCGTACAGAAGATGGTTTGATGAACTTCGTTTACAAAATCTTTTTCAGAGATATACCTTTCGATCTCTGGAAAAAGTTTTGGGTTTTTGATTAAGCCTCCTAGCACGTGTCTTTCTATCTGTATTGAATATATCGAATCCATTTTTTATCTTTTTTCTACTTTCTATACCGCGACTCATAACAGTATGTTGAGTATACGCTTATTTTTGCGTTGATCAATACAAAACTAGATGGTAATACCAAAAACTTTTTCAATGTAGCTTTTCGAAAGTTTTTCCAAGTCACTTTCTTCAAGTTCAATTAATTGGTATCCATTTTTTTCAAGCCACTTTGCCTTTTCCCAATCTCTTTTTATTGACCTTAGATATTTCGCTCTTGAATTATCGTGAAAAAATTTATTAAAACTGGAATGCTGCGGCCCGTTGACTTCTACAGCTACTTTGATTGTTGCGTTTAGTATGTCAACCTTCATACGTGTTCCGTACACTGGAAATTCTTCGTATACCACATGAGCTTTCCAGTGCGTTTTGAAGAAGTCTTTCGCTTTCTTTTGAAGTTTAGATCTGGATTTTTTATTCCAATCAATTAGATATTTGGACACGCTTTTATTCCGCTGCCTACCGTGTAGATCAAACATTCTCATGACTTTTTAAGAACATCTCTAAATTTAAAAAACAAAAACTTCCCTATTTCTTTATTTTCTTCAAAATATTTTTTAAGATTATCTAAACCTTGGTGTTGCTTTTCTAGGTCAAGACCTGTTTCATTTTTCACTTCTTCTATGAGCGTGTCTGATATAGTTATCCAAGCGCCTTTTCTAGTAGCCATTTCCCATTGAAGCATCATGTCAACTACTTCATATTCAACCCATATACTTTTCCCGTTTGTTCCTCCGTATCTAATGGGGTATCGAATCAAGCTTCCAGTTTTTTCGTTGGGAGATTTTTTAAATATAACCTTACACCAGTGCCCAAGTATATCCCCCTTACCACTTGCTTCTGAGGATATAATATCTTTTAAGTGGCGTTCTTGAAATTCTAGAATCCAATCGCTGTAATGCAACATTGCATTTCCTCCGGAGGCGTTGGTAACCCTTGGATCTGTCCTCTCGTAAGGGTTAATGGTGACCTTGCTTCTTACTTGAGAAATCATGTAGCAAATATGCCCTCTGGTCGTAAGGCCTAAAGCCATCTTGCGTAAAAAATCCGAACTTAATAGGGCTCCTCCAGCTACTTTGTTTGCGTCTTCTGGCCCTTTTTCTAAATCAGCCTTAGGAACGAGAGAATCCATAGAGTCAATTATAAACATATATTTATAGTTTTCAGGATTGTTTTTAACTAGCTCTCTCATTAGGTTAATTACTGATTCGTAGGTATTACTTTTGTATACAAACCATTTTTTTTCATCTTCATCTATTCCTGCGCGATCAATCATTTCCTGCGTCAATCTTCCTTCGGACTTGATGTAAACGGCCATAGCTTTGTCCATTTTTTGAAAATTACGAGCGAAAGCTAACGCGCATGATGTTTTTCCGCCTTCTGTGATACCTGAAGAACGTATGATTCCGGGGCCTATCCCTCCCCCCATTTCTATATCTAGCAAAAGGCTTCCGCTAGACACTACGTAATTGCGCTCTTCTTCAAAGTTATAGTGGTCCCCTTTGTTCTGCTCCAAGTAAGATTGGATTTGGCTAACGGGAGATATTCCTTCGGATGGTTCAGTTTTTTTCTTTCTCGGCATTTTTTATAAACTCCAATAAATTTAATTTTTTATTCCTCGACAAACTGTTACTGCCCCCAACTTTTTCATCCTTTAATTCATATTTTTTGCCTTTAAGTTTAGATAGGCTAAAATTGGATAACCTTAAGTAACGCATGTATTCAGTTTTGAAAAGAGATTTGTTTTCTTTAGTGAGAAAATAAGTGAGAGACGTTACTGGTTGGGCTTCTACCGTTTTCCAGAAACCTAAATCTGGGATCATATTAAGCATAAATTTAGCTAATCGATACTCTTTCCCGCGATTGCATTTAGAAGGGTCTTTTAGGAAGAGATGAATGATTATTTCATATGCCTTTTTAGTAAACACCACATGTAAACTATAATAGATTTTTTGCTAAAATCAAGGTTATTTTTTTAAATTGTCCAGCTTTTCCTCTATTCGGTCAAATCTGTCGTTCATTCTTTCGGCAAACATCCTAAAATCATCCTTACTAACATACTTTTCAGGCAAAGATAGCGCAAGGCTGGTGTATTTTGAGCTAATTTTCTCAACATCTTCATGATGCTTAACCATTAGATCGTTATGTTCGGACTTAATTTCGTTTATGTGCCCTAAAAGCATTTTAAAAACCCATCCGCCCATCAGCGTGACTACTCCCACTGCAATGTTAACAAGAATTTGGTAATCCATATATATTATTACACAATAAATTAAAAAAGCAGGGATAAAAATACCCCTGCTTGCAAGTTTTTTTTTGTAATATTTTTAATGCCAGTGGTCTGAGCTATGTTTCCATAGTAAAAGTCCACCCCAAGACAAAAGCCCTAGTTTCATTGCGTTAATATAGTCCATTCCTAGGTGCAGCATAATCCCCAAGGAGATTAAAACTACAGCTTTCCAGAAGGAAACGCAGCCTAGATGACCCATGACCCAAGATTTCAAATCTAGAAGTCTTTCTTTTGCGTCTAGATTTTTCCATACTTCGTCAATTTTAGATCCGAGTTTCGATAGTAATTTTTTCATAATATAAGAACCCTTTGTGTTCGTATATGAATTACACCAAAAGGGGGAGGTGGTTGTATTTTTTTATTTCTTATGTTTTTATTTTTTCACAAAAAACCTAATTAAGTGTAGCAAAATATCTTTTTTTGAAAAAAGAATATTTTTTTATAAGTGTGTAATTATTGTTATGAGGTTATGGATTGGATGGATCAAGCAGAAGGTAAGCGTTATCGCTAATTGGGCAGTAAAAAAACGGGAGCCTATTTTTGTTGGTATTATAATTGCGACTCTTATGGGCTCATTATTGTTGGTTCAGGATATAAAAAATACTTCACGGGAGGTAGAGCATTACAGAGAGAAACTTGAACTTGCTAATATCGCAGAAGCTCAATCGCAGCGGTTAAAAGAAATAGCCGAATTCTCAGATTTTTTATTTAAAGTAAACCAAGATTTAAGGCAAAGAGTTAACGCGCAACAAAGCGCTTTAGAGGAAGCATCTATAATTATAAATAACCAAAGGGCTATGCTTGAAAAGCTGATTGAATATATGAAGAGAATTGGAGAGTGGCCTCCAAAAATTGACCCCCCAAAACCTATAGACCCTGACAGTATAGCTGGCACTCGGAGTGAGGCATGAAGATGTTAAATAAAGATGCTTATTGGTGGAAAGGCCAAGAAAAGGAATGGGCGATGCAGGATCGGTCAGGGAATTGGTGGATTTATAAAAATAAAAAGAAAGACAATAACGAAATGATGTTTAAGAGGAGGTCGAAAGAAGGTTCGGCTATTTTTAGCAAGGAATATTATATAATTATAGCTTTAGCTTCTGCTTTAGGTATAAGTTTGGCTTTAAACGTAATAGCTATATTGGTATGAGTTGTTTTTTTCCTCCAATATTTAGTAAAAATTTTATGAAAAAATTAAAAATATATTTGTTTATTTTTTTCGCATCTGCGCTGGTGTTAGGTTGCAGGGCGGTAAAGGCTGTTGGAAACTTTTTTACAGGTACTACCGAAAAGGCAATAGAAACTACAGAAAAGGTGGTGGGCTCTACTATAAAAGGGGTTCCTGTAGAGGTGGAGCATAATTTTAGTTTAGAACCTGTGATAATTTGGGCTATTATAGCTATAATGATAGCTCTTGCGGCTAGATATTTAATTAATAAGTATGTCTACGGTAAAAAGATTACTAAAAAATAAATTTTTTAGAGTAACGTTAGTTTTAACTGTGCTGTTATTACCGTTTACTTATGACTATAGGTTCGTAATTGTAGATGGCGATAGCATGTATCCGACCTATACCGACTGGGAGCTCGTGGTTGAGGAAAGAGTTTCTTCTTTAGGTAAGGAATGGAAGCCAAAAAGGGGGGATGTTATCGTTGTTGTAGATGAAACTGGAGACAAATTAATCAAAAGGGTGGTGGCTGTCCCCGGAGAAACAGTAAGGATACGGGATGGCTATATCTATGTAAACGAAAAGGAATACAAAGACTCTTATACTCATATTAGAATAGGAATTTTGTTGGTTGACCCCGAAGGTGTGCCTTATCGAAGCTGGGAAACTGGAGAAAAGGTTTACGAATATATTCCAAAAGATTTTACCAAGCTTAAAGAAGGTGAGTATTGGGTTATAGGTGACAATAGAAATTATTCTTGGCACGGAATAGTAAAGTTGGAGGAAGTGGAAGGGAAAGTTTTATACTAAAAACCCCCCTCCAAGAGAAAGACAAAACTTGGAGAGGGGCTTGGGTGCGGATTTCCGCCGTGTGGTTTACTTGGATGTGTCGGTATTAGATGGTTGTACTTCACCCTTTATTAGAGGAAGGGTGAGGCTTGCTCCATCTGTCCCAGCGGTTGCCCCCAGAACTGTGTCTGCGTTAGCTTTAGGCCCAAGAGTTACGGTGCTTGTACACCCCGTTACGAACAGCACTGTGGCTGCGATTAGTGTTACTAGTGTTTTCATGGTTTTATTAAAAATCATCTTCTAAGACTCCTGAATTTTGGTAATCCTTCACCTTTCTTTCAAAAAAATTGGTCATTGCTCCCGTATCAACAGCTTCAGAAAGCCAAGGAAATGGGTTCTGATCGCTATCGAAACGGAAGTCAACGCCAATTCCTTCGAGGCGTCTATTGCCAATATATTGCATATAATCAACAAACATATCAGCATTTAAACCCAAGATACCCCTTGGAAGAACGTCATGAGCATATTGTACTTCAAGCTCTACAGCTTTTTTGATATGATCAATCGTCTCTTGCTCGAACTTTTTCGTCCACACCGTAGGATGTTGCTCTACAATCGTGTTAATTAAATATGTACCAAATTGGATATGCAAGCTTTCATCTCTTAACGTGTATCTTATTTGATCTGATAATCCCGGCAGTTTATTTTGCCTACCTAGAGCTAAAAGCATAGCAAAACCGCTAAAGAAAAACGTACCTTCACATACTATATAATAAGAGATTAAGTTCCTTAAGAATTCTTTTTTACCTTCGATTGTTTTAGTATTAAAATCTGGCCTGTTTACGTCTGTGGTGATTTCCATTAAGAAATCGTCTTTAGCCTTTATGCTAGGAATATTAATGTAGGCTTCATAAACTTCCGATATTTTTAAAGAAAAAGAATCGCAACATGTTACAACTGTCCAGTTATGTAATGATTCTTCGTAGGCTTGCCTTAAAATGTATTGCCTACATTCAGCGTCAGTAACCCATTTAGCAACAGTAAGAAGTAAATTGTTCCCCACGAGAGACTCACTTCCAGCAAAAAAGCCAAGACATCTTTTGACAAGAAGTTTTTCATCATCACTAAGGGTTCCGTTTTTCCACTGGTCAACGTCATTCCCCATATTAATCTCTGAAGGTGACCAATTGTTAGCTACGCCCTTCAAAAATAAATCCCAAGCAAATTCATGTTTGTGGGGCAAAATTTGATTTACCCCAGCTATTTCTTCTCCAAGTATTGATCCGTTTTTACTCATTTATTGACAGCTTTCGCACGTAGGGTCTAAGATCGAGCAAGCTTTACTAGCAGTATTAGTATCATTATTATCGCTTGTGTTACTATCACTAAAGTTACTATCCGTTTGAGTTGATTTCTCAATTTCGCTCGCACTTTTGTTCCTTAAATAATACGTACTTTTAAGACCTAATTTTTTAGCGTGAAAGTAAAGGTCATTTAAGTATTTTAATGAAGTTTTATTATTAAACAAGTTTAAACTTTGCCCCATGTCGATCCATTTTTGTCTAGCTGCGCCGCATTCTAGCAATTTAAATTGATCGTGATCAAATGCTGTTCTATATCTATCCTTCAAATCTTCTGTAAGTTCCCCGTTAAGTCTGGAAACGTCTCCGTTAACGGCTTTTATCATGTCAATTAAATTTTGATTCCACACTCCAAGATCTTTACATTCTTGCACAAACCATTCGTTTGTTATGATAAGATTGCCTGATTTATTTTCGTAAACAAAGAGGGTAGAAAAATCTGGCTCTATGCATGGAGAGCACCCCTGTATGTAGGATATTGTAGCGGTTGGAGCTATAGCCATTGTATTACTGTTTCGCATTCCGTCTTTTTTTACATTATTTCTCAACTCTTTCCAATCAAGCTCTGGGCAAAACTTTTTACCTCTATGAATTATTGGCTTTTCATCTATATAATTCATTAATTCTCTGTAGGTATCTATGGGGAAGACTCCTTGTTCCCATAGTGAGCCTTTATAAGAATTGTATTTACCTTTTTCTTTGGCAATTTTATTTGAATTATAAATGCAATGATAAGATATAAATTCGTAAAGTTCATCCGAAAATTTTACTGCATCTTCCGAGGAAAAACTTACTTTGTAAGAATGAAAAACGTCCGCCCACCCCATACTTCCAGCCCCCACTGGTCGATGACTCATATTAGCTTTCTCTGCTTCTTTCGTTGGATAGAAATTTAAATCGATTACGTTGTCTAGCATGCGCATTTGCGTTGCTATAGTTTTTGAAAGTAATTTAAAATTTAGTTTACCATTAGGCTTTAAGTGTTCTTTGAGGTTAACTGAACTTAAATTGCATACGGCAGTTTCTCCAACCTCAATTTTTTCTCCAGATTTATATTGAGAAGGCTTCGTGTGTAGGAAAATTTCAGTACACAAATTGGAACTATGGATTACCCCTTCGTGAGAATTTGAATACCGCATGTTTGCGTTATCTTTAAAAGTTATCCAAGGGTGGCCTGTCTCAAAAAGTACTCGAAGCATTTTTTTCCACAAATCCTTAGCTCTAATCACCTTGAAGTTGGAAATTTCTCCTTGGTCTGCCATCTTGCAGTATTTTTTGTATTTTTTGTCAAACTTTTCGCCGTAAAGCTCGTGCAAGTCACTTACGTCAGAGGGGGAAAATAAATACCAATCTTTATCCTTTTCTACATGCTCTAAGAAAAGGTTGGGAATCCAGTTTGCTGTATTTAAATCATGACATCTGCGGCGTTCATCTCCGGTATTTTTTTTAAGATCTAAGAATTCTTCTATATCTAAATGCCAAGGCTCAAGGTAGGCGCATCCAGCGCCCGGACGCTTGCCTCCTTGGTTAACTGCAACAAGCAAGTCGTTGAAGATTTTAAGCCAAGGAACAAGGCCGCTAGAGGTTCCATTTGTCCCTTTAATGTGAGAGCCTGAGGAACGAAAGTTGGTAACGTCAAAGCCTAAACCTCCAGCGTATTTTGATTTTCTTGCTTCTTGCCATGCGCCTTCAAATATACCATCAATGCTATCATCGAAAGTATTGAGATAACAAGAACTAAGCTGACTATGAGTAGTCCCGCTATTAAAAAGGGTAGGCGTAGAAGGGCATAAAAGAAATTGCGAAATCGTTTCATAGAATTCTATTGCTTTTTGTTCTTTATTCTTCTCCCCGAGAGCAAGCCCCATTGCTACCCTCATCCAGAATGATTGAGGTGCTTCTAGTCTTCTATTGTCAACCTTAAGAAGGTAACGATCATAAAGGGTTTGTAGGCCCAAGTATTTAAATTTAAGGTCTCTTTTTAAGGATAAAGATTCGGATAATTTTTTTAAATCAAAATCAAGAAGAGCTTTGTTTAGTACGTTTTCTTTGACAAGGGTTTTTGTATTCTTTATAAAAGATAATCTATATTGGTGATCAAACGCATCCTTGTCTACGCTAGAGCCAAATACTTCTTTATGAATATTAAAGAGTAAAAGCTTTGAGGCTACAAAATTATAGTTAGGCTCTTTCTCTATCTTTTGTCTTGCGGACAGAATTAAAGCTTTATCAATTTCTTTTGTTGTAATTTTATCATAAAGCTGAACATGTGCATCGAGGACGACTTCACTAGCAGAAACATTATCTAAATTAAAGCACGCTCTTTCGGCGCAAAGATTAATCTTGTTAATATCTAACTCTTGAAGGCGACCATTTCTTTTCTTTACTTGGATACTTGAGTCGCTCATCACGTAAACCTGTATTGAATATACTACCTATTCTTTTTAAAAAGAAAAGCTAAATTTCTCTCCCACCCTGAGGAATTAGATTGTTATCCGGAAGCTTAACTAGGTGAGCCTTAGTGTAGAGTATGTGATGAAATTTATGAAAATCAGACGGATAATAATTTGATATTCTATTTAGTTGGAACTTAACAGGTGTTCCAATGAAGTGCGCTTGAGCAGATTTAGTGTAGTACCAGAAGCTATTGCTATTCCAAAAGCTTACGTGAGTGGGGTCTTGGAAAGCTCCTCTGCCATCTGTACTTGGTACATCTATGATTGCCCAGCCGTAATCAGCGAGGCATCTATAAATTTCTTTCATCGTGTTTATTGGGTCTTTCATGTGCTCTATTGCGTCTTGCGCTCTAAAAACTCCTACGGACCCATCTTCAAAGGGCCAATCAGGTTTATCTAAGTCATACACGATATCGTCATCATTCAGCTTTCTTTTGTCTACTCCTATGAATCCGGGGGGTTTGTTGTCGCAGCTACATAAGTCAACTTTTTTCAATCCTGATTCATCACTCCATTTCGATGCTATGTCTAGCATGTATTTATCATGAAGTTCGTGAGTAAGTTCTGTAATTTTTTCGTTTTTTTCTCCGTAAGCCGTATTGTCTTCGTGAAAATGATATTTGTATAAAGGTTCAGATATAAATTCGCACTTTCCGTTTATGTAAGTCTTGCAAAGTAGATCATAATCATCACACACATCCATCTCGGGATCATGCCCACCTATAGAATGATAGAAGCTAGATCTCCAAGCTCTTACATGGTCTGGAGAATAATATATGTACGAAAAAGTTAAGGCAGAAGGAGGGAAGGCGGGGTGGTATTGTTTGCCGTTCTTTTCGGCTTTCAACCAGCCGTACGCTTGGTTAAACGGAGTTTGGTAAGTCTCTTTTCCGTCGATAGTTCTGACGGAATAATCACTACTATAAACGAAATCAGCATTTGTTTCGTCAAACTTAGCGGCTAGCTTTTCCAAGCAGTCGGGCTCAAGTTCGTCGTCGTGATCTAGTTCTACTAAGATTTCTCCGCTTGAGTTTTTGCAGCATTCAAACTTTAGGTAGCCTATGTTTTTGTTTTCCTTTTGGAAGATATCTATGATTTGGTAATTGAGACCAGCCTTCTCTATCTTTTTAGCTAGAGAATCTTTGTCGTCTTCCGCTTCACCGTTTAAGAGCAAGACCCATTCAAAGTCTTTAAACGATTGTTTTGATAGGCTGTTTAACGGCTTGTCTATATGTTTTAAGTCGTGTGAGGGGGTAAATACGGAAAATTTCATTTGCTTTTATTCGGGTGAGCTTTGTTGGTTTTCTTTTCGTAATCCATTACAGCCTTCTGCTTTACTGGGTCGAGCCCTCTTTTCTTTTCTCTCTTTTGACTTAAGTCCTTAGATAAGTCCATCATGTCTCCCGCTGTCATTCCCTTTTTTGCGGTATGTTTCATGAAGTCTTCTTTTGAAAATGGATCACAAGAAGAATCGATGGCTGCGTTGGGCGCGTGGAATACTCTTTTCCACTCAACTCCATTTTCGTCAACATAAAAATGATCCTCCTTCATTCCTTGGACGATTTCTATTGTTTCATCTGTCTCTGGATGCTGAAAAGTGTATAGTGGCATTTCTATATGATAACAGAAAAAACAATATATACAAATTATTTGTATTCTGAATATTTTTAAAAAAAAATTGAGGCTCCCGAAGGAACCCCAATTAATGGACATGTACTTGAAAGCTAAAGAACTTCCTCAACGTTTTCTGTTGCTTGTTCGCTAGTTAACTCTGAGGAGGTTGAGTCTTCAGAGGTTTTCTTCCGAGAGTCGTCAACGGTGTAGATACGAAAGTCTGGTTGATTGTCTTTCGATTTATTTCTGTTAGAAAAGACCACTACTCGAACCATTTTTTCTTCCCCGTAGTCGTCTACCTTGACGTGTCCAGAGAAGTATTTTTGAGTAGAGCTTTCTTTTTTCCAAAGAGCCCCTACTTCTCTTTTTTGCCAGTCTGTTTGTGATTTATTATCAGTACTCATAATAGTCTTTACTATAGTGGGTTTTTTTAGAATGTCAAATCATATCTTGAAATTGTTCTGAATTTAATTTTTTAAAAAGTATTTCTTTGCCTCTTTGATGTAAATTTATTGCGGTTTGAGTGCTGGTTTTAATTTTTTTTGCTATAAAGCTCCAAGTGGGTTTGTTGTTTTCCTTAAAGGATTCAAAGTATCTTAGCTTAAATACGGTGGAAATTCTCTTGTCTTTAAGGTTATCTAGTATGTTGAATATGTATTCTTTGTCGTATTTTAATTTATCTTCAGCGATATATTCTTCTTTGATTTTTAAGTCTAATGCTACTTTAAGAAAATCATCCTCGGAACTTATTAGCCTGTTATTGGAGTTTATCATTGTAAGGCAAAAGTATTTTGTGCAGTTGCCTAACCAAGTGGAAAACTTTGTTTTTTTGTTGTTTTTGTAGGACTTTATTGCTTTAAATATTACAAAGTCTTTTTCATCTAAAATGTCTTCTGGTTTTATACCCTTAGTTCTAGCTATAGGTAAATAATTTTGACATATTTTATAAAATAATTTTTCGTGACGAAGGCGTAAGAGCTTGTAGCTTTCGTTACAGCCCGATGCTTTTATCTTCCTGACTAGGGTCGAATCTGCTGGCTCCTTTTTCACGATCTTTGAGAAGCCAGTTTATGAAATTATCTACATAAGGTGACAACTCTTCTATTCGACCATTTTTAATAAACTCCCATTCAATTTGAAAGTCACTTTTTTGTTTAAGTCTTGGGTCATTTCTAGCCTCTTCAGAGTTAACGGGTTCTCTGAATTTCTTTATTAATGCACCTTCTTCAACGTCCTTGAAGTACTCGTATTGAGAAACATGAACGAGGGTTCCGTTAAGCTCGTCCTTTAACCAGCTAACCTCATCATTTTCATAATCGTCGTAACGTATGTCTGTTATAATTTTAAATCCATCAAAGTCATCTTTCAGCAAAGAGTCGTTTAGTTTCTCTATCCAGTGCCTCCCCTGTGAATTGTGCCTTTTAGTTGTGCCGTGAAATACTAGAAAAGGTCTAATTATTTCCTTGTCATCTCTAGGGCAGTCTATAGAATCAATATGATAATGAACTTGAGTCCATTGCCTAACTTCCTTTTTGAGTTCGTCGGCAAGGGAGAATTTTTTGCAAGGGAGACGTTCTGACAAAAATTCAAAGAAGGTATCCTTCCCTGATCCCGCCACTCCAGATATACCTATGATTTTGCTCATATAAAATATAAAAAATATTCAAGTTAATAAATCTAACAAATAAAATATAAATATAACAATCTTCGAAGGACTGCTTATCCTTTAATTTTTTCTCTGGGTTGAAGAAAGCCGAAGGCTTTCGGAAAAGAACATAGCTGTCCACTTGAAAACAAATTTTACCTTTAACAAAGCCGCTTCAGTCCGTCGCGTTAACCTCTTTTAGTCTCGCTTGCTGACTCGTTAAATTATGTAATTCTTTTTATTATGCGGTGGGACTTTTTTTATGACTGCTTATCCTTTTTCCTCTTGGGAGGATGAAGTTTCTAGCTTAAGTATTTCTACTTACATTGGCTTCAACTGCCGCTTTTTCCCGAAATAACAGTAGACTTATTAGGTCTAATTAGCCAAGGTCTTTTTACGGGCCTGTGGTCTCTTATGAGTTGTGTGGAGTTAGCCTCCACAAGCTATTCACCGCTAACAAAGAACTGGGTGAATGCTAGCATTATTTTTTTACCTTGCAAGAAATTATTTTAATCTGGTAAAATTAATGGTGATTCTGGTGGAGGGGCTTCGTCATTCTTCTGATTTTCTTGCACGATTCTTAAGGCTTCGGCCGCCCACGTAGCGTTGTGATGACATAAAGACCGAAGGGCTTCTTCATTTCCCAAGGCAACAGTTCCAGCTAATACAAATATAACAGAAGCAGCATCTTCCAGCCCCTTTTCTTTCTCAAAACTACTGCCCAAACCTTCTAATAATTTTAATGCTTTTTTTCTAGTCATCTTCTTCAGCCTCATTATTGCCCAGTAAAGCTTCTTTTTCCATAACTTTTTGTTTATAAAACTGAGCAATGTGTACTAGATTTTTTAAGTCTTTTTCTGATATGCTTGCTGTTTGACAAGAATCGGTTTGGTCATTTATGAGAATGCAGAACTCATTTATTTCATGGCCAATATATTTTGCCACGAACGGACCTATTTCAACGCTTTGCTGAAATCCATCCACGGGTTTTGAAAGAATAAAATACCTTTTATCTGCGTATTCCTTGGATGCTAGAAGCCCCATTTCTTCTAAGTTTTCTAGAGCAATTTTCACCGCAATAGTATCAGCCTCTTCGTTTTCCATTATAGGTATTAAGCCTTTTATATCCTTACCTACCTCAAAGCTGTTGTGTTTTTCAAACCACTCGAAAAGTTGGTTCGATGCGTCTTGTACGGTCATATAATAATTATATTTAAAAATCTCCTCAAATCTAAAAAACTTCCTTGACTTTATAAAAAAACCTTCTATTCTCAATACTAAGATGGAGACACAAAATAAAACATCCAAAAGAGGTCGGCCACCAGTAGATATTGATTGGCCTGACATTATTTTTACAGCACAAGATGTTGTAGACACTTCTACAAAAAAGGTATCCAGAGTTACAATTCACAGTAAATTAAATAAAGCCGTAGATGATGGCACTTTAACTGTGGTTGGATGCGTGAAAACGTCGAACGGAAGGCCACGAGTCACATACCAGAAGAGTCCCCCAAGAACTGGAGAGCCTTTCCAGACTAGTTCAGAATATGCCCAGTAGGTTAAGCTGGCAACAATACGCTCTCAGCATAGCTGAAGCAGCCTCCCAAAGAAGCGAAGACCCCTACCGAAAAGTAGGGGCTTGCGCTTTAAATTATCAAAACATGGTTGTAGGGGTGGGCTATAACGGCTTAGCATCTGGAGTATCAATGCCTTATGAAAATTTCTGGGAGGACAGGGATTATCGTAGAAAATTTATGATCCATGCCGAAGCCAATTGTTTATCTTTGTGCAAAAAAGGGGAAGTAAAATTACTTGCAGTGACTCTTTTGCCATGTTCTTATTGCGCTACAATGATATCTGCTTACGGAGTCCAAGAAGTTTATTACAAAGATACTTACGAAAGAGACGAACAATCTAAAGAGATTTTTAATTGGTATAATATTAAATTAGTTAGACTAGATTGATTATTTGATATAATATATACCATAATGGAAGTGCTAGTTTATCCATTCTTAGTGGCAACTGTTTTGTTTTATATATATGAAACAGATTTTTTTGTGCAATATTTAAAGCTTTTTGGCTTAAAGAAGGCGTTTAAAATTGACCAGTACGAGAAACATCTAGAATCTCTTGGAGGTGGAGAATCTTATTGGGAATGGTTAGTTTTTGAGAAGCAGACTTTTTTAAGAAAGCTATTGTCTTGCCCTCTTTGTTCTGGATTCTGGCTAAATATAGCTGCTTGTTACATGTATAAAGACTTTGGTCTTTTTGTAATTAACATATGGTTGTCTTTGTTTTTGTATTTTATTTTAAAATTATTAATGAAAAAATGTCATGAGTAATCTAATTCCACAGTCAAACCAAGATACCTACAGGGTATACGGTTCAAGCAATTTTAATGGTTTTATCGCGTCCAATTGGGCTGATTTTTTCCCAAGCGACCAAGGAGAACAGTCAGGAAATCTTATGCTCCTTAAGAACCAAATGGAACTATTTAAAAAAGCTTTTATGAATTCTATTGGGGGTTGTCCTTGTAACGCGAAGAAAAGAAGAGAGATCGCCACTAAAGCCTACAAGGAAACCGTAGATACTTTACTCAAGTCGCCTCCGGAAGTAAAAGAAATATGTTTTAAAAATTTGGGAAATGTAAAAGAAATATTATTTTTTACAGAGACGCCAGACGAGGTGGCTAAAATTGTAGCCAACGATGCATCAAATCTTGTCCCCTTTTGTACTTTTAAAAAATCATGAAGGTTTGCGTTTCTTATAGTAGTACCCACGATCAATTTTTTAAAGATTGGTTTTTAGATTCTTTCCCCTTCGAAGAGAATGTTTCACTTCTAGTTAAGAAGGTTCCTCAGGTTTGTAAATCTGGAAATCTTTTTTCTTCTGGCTGGAGAAATCAAATGATTGAAAAGCAGTTTTTTATTAACGAATGCATAACTAATTGTAAGCCTTCCGAGGTTGTTCTTTTTTCTGATGTTGATGTTAGGTTTTACGGAGACTTTTCAAATGATTTAGAAAAAAGCCTAGGGGATAAAGACATTTGTTTTATGAAGGATCATAATTCAGATTTTACAGGTAGGTGCGGAGGGTTTTTTGTCATGAGAGTTTCAGAAAGATTAAAACATTTTTTTAATAGTGTAAGATCTAGGCTCACCTCCCACACCGATCATAACGTAACGTTTGAAACGTCGGAACAATCAACGATAAATAACCTATTAAGGGAAAATAGTGATATCGACTGGGGATACTTGCCACCAAGATATTATACTCACGGCTTATATACGCAGGGTATAAAAAACTTTTCTGACGACAACCAAAGTGGATTGTGGTGGGAAAACAAAAGTTATGAAGAAAAATCTAATGTCTACGTACCCAGCGATCTATTAGTGCATCATGCTAATTGGTGTCATGGCGTGAAAAATAAAGTTCATCTTTTAAGTTTTATTAAAGACAAGATTGATTACAGAAAAAACAACCACCCTATTAGGCGAGGCGGCTGAAAAGGAAAAAGAAAGTAGTCAGTTTGACTGCTGGACAAAAAATGAGTAAAAAAAACTTCTGTTTTAAATTTAGAAATGCTCAAGGCATAAGGTATGAAATTTATTTCAGAAAGCCTAATACTGCTCACTACGGAAAAGCTGATGGATATTGTCACGACCCCGAAGAAGATGACCCCCGAATCTATATTAATCCATACCTAACCCCAAAGTCAGAGTTGAATACTATCGTACATGAAATTTGTCATGCTTTTTTTTGGGATAAAAGTGAGAAAGAAGTTTATAAATTTGCAAACACTGTAGCTGCTTTTTTATATCGTCAAGGATGGAGAAAAGACGAGAGTCTTACCAACAGCGAACCTCCCCCTCCAAGAAAAAGGGTAAAGAAAAAATGATCATTTTCAAATATCGAAAAGTAAAACTATAATATATCCTCCTCGGTAAAGTTGTCTCATCTTAAGACCTTGTTTTACTATCTACTTTTCTATATAGTATATATTACACTGTTAGGAAAACATCTTAAAATAAAACTTTTAAATGAGACATTATTTTACTACACTTTTTTAGATAAGAAGGGACATGGTGTCTCTTTTTTTTTAAAATTTACTTGAAAAATAGAAAAAAACAGTTGGCATGGCGATTGCTTAATTAATCTATTATGAGAAATATTATATTAACGAATTCATTGTTTGATAATCTTTTAACTAACTGGGACAACGCTTTCTTTGATGGCAATCTCCATTGGCGCAAAAGAGACAGCAGCATTGATTGTAGGGAGGATGAAGATTCGTACGAATATTACATCCCCTTAGCTGGCTTTAAAAAAGAAGATATTGCGGCAAGAATTGATGAGGGTCGCGTATACGTTGCAGCAAATAAGGGCGAAGATACAGCCGCCTCATGCTCTTTTGCTCTACCTGATGAAGCGGAGCCCTCAAGCTTATCAGCGAAACATGAAGACGGATTACTTACAATAACCATACCTAAGCTTGAAAAAGCTAAAGCTATTACAATAGCAATTGACTAATAAAAAAAAGCTTTTATGCTAGGTCTTGTGGCGCGGGTGTCGTATAATGGTATTACCTTAGCCTTCCAAGCTAATGACGCGAGTTCGATTCTCGCCACCCGCTCCATAAAATAAAAAAGTGATTTTTAAAACGAACGAAAAAATCAATTCATGGGTGGACGATATACAAAGAATGTAGATTGACTTTTTTAAAAAATAGTTTATCATTCAAGTATGACAAAGGAAGACAAAAAATGGGAGAAAAGGCTCACCAACAACAGAGATAACTACGAAAGGTGGATCGATAGACACAATCATAAACTTGAGCTTGTCAGGACAATGGGAAGCGTAATCGCGGCCATTACAGGGTTTCTAGTATTTTTAAAAGTTTTCAATTTTATTTAACGCTTCCGTAGCTCAATTGGATAGAGCATCAGTCTTCTAAACTGAGGGTTCTGGGTTCGAGTCCCAGCGGAAGTACCATAAAAAAAGATTTGACAAAAGAAAAAACAATTCTAAGATGATGCTTCTTATGAATAAAAAAGAAAATAAGTGTGAAACAGACCAAAGTAAATATACTCAAGTTAAGACGGTATACGCTCGTGCAGCGATCATTTTGCTCACAGCCAACTTTTGCTTAACGGGGTATGTTTTAGCGGGTATGATGAAAATCCAAGATGAGCAAGCGGAAAATCTAAGAACTCCACAAGCTCTTACTGGAACTGTTACAGCAACAGCTTTCTCAGAGACCCAAGCAACTAAACCCAAGACTCCTCAAACTCTTGAAAAAGAAGATAATTAATTCACCGCTGAATATCTAGCGGTAACCTCCAAACCCTCACTTCAGGTTTTAGCTTGGGGTGGGGGCTTTTTTTGCGAGCGTAGCTCAGTTGGCTAGAGCGCCACGTTTACACCGTGGATGTCGGGGGTTCGAATCCCTCCGCTCGTACCAAATAAAAAGCAGCAGAGGTTTCGAAGTGAAACTTGCTGCAATTTTAGGGTTCTCCACCTTTGGCTATCCCTTGGCTCCTTATTGCAAGGAAACTGCATATGTCTTACTATTTATAATTCTTCTATTCTTTTCGCCTTATCATCAACAACTAAATCGTACGGTGGTTTAATATGGTTTCCCTTTGTTCCGGTAGATAATTCGTGAAACTTACATCCCCAATTTTCTAGTTGATTCCAAGTAAAATCGTAATAGCATTTTCCTGTTTTTTTAGATTTCTCAGACCCTCCTCTAGCCGTCCAATATACTATGTGCCAGCCTTGATCATACAAATCGTTTATTTTTTGTATGTTTTTATTATTAGGTTCCGCTAAATTATATTGCCTTTTACCAGAGTAAAAGCATATAGTTTCATCAATATCTACTAAGGCAACCCTTTTTTCGCCTTCTAAAGCTAGCCTGTTTGATTCGTGAAATTCCATATTTTTATATTCTGCTGCTTCTGGGTGTTCCATTGTTATATATTACTTTTTAAGATAAAAAATACAATTTTTTTTTGTAAAATATAGTCTAAAAATGCGGTGGGCAAATATACACAGAGAGACGTGGATAGGCAGAACGAAAAAAAAGCCGCACTTGTAGACTACAAAGGCGGAAGGTGTTGCATTTGTGGCTACGATAAACATAATGGAGCTTTAGATTTTCATCACACAGGCAAAAAAAGCTTTGCTCTAGGAGCAGCTAGGGATTTGTCTTTAAAAAGGTTAAAAAAAGAAGCTGATAAAACAATATTAGTTTGTAAAAATTGTCATGCAGAAGTTCATGCTGGCCTTCATGAAAAATATAAGTAATCTAATTCCACGGGGAAGTGGTGGAATTGGTAGACACGATGGACTTAAAATCCATTGGCCATTAAAAGCCGTGCGGGTTCGAGTCCCGCCTTCCCTACCAAAAACAAAAAAAACCAATTTTAAAACGGGACAAAATTTTGCCCTAAAGGTGGACGATATATTATGAAAAAGGAAAAATATAAATCTCAAAAGAAATATCTAAAAACAGGAAAAGGAAAAAAAGCTTTAAAAAAAGCTCGAAAGAGGTATGATAACAAAGACCTCGAAAGACGAAGAAAACAAAAACGTGACTATATGAGGAGAAAAAGAGAAGAAAACCCAGACATTTGGAGATAACAAAAATGGAACAACAAAATGATGCTAGAAAACACATGAACGAAAGGACTAGACAGTCTCAAGTAGCCTCTCTTAAGGAGAAGATACAAAAAAAGAAAGAGTTTCTTGCCAAGGTTAGACTTACTCCGGAATCTTATGAAGTTTTTTCCAAAGAAATTGAAATTCTAGAAAGACAACTTAAGACCATAGAAGAGCCATTAACTTAAAATGAACAATATTGGCATAGTCGGTAACGGTTACGTTGGGGGAGCCACAGGGCTGCTGGAGGGTAAGTCAGTCAACTGTCTTATTTACGATAAAGAACCTGAAAAGTGTTCAATTCGGGGACTTGAGTTGATAGACTTGATAGATGGGTGTGATTTTATTTTCGTTTGTGTCCCTACCCCAATGAACCACGATGGAAGTTGCTCTACACTTTTAGTGGAAATGGTCGTCGCAGAATTGATTGACACAGGCTATGACCCTGAAAGAATAATTGTAAAATCTACTGTCCCAGTTGGAACTTGCAGGAAACTTGGTGTTATGTTTATGCCTGAGTTCTTAACGGAAGATAATTGGGAAAAAGATTTCGTGAGTCAAAAAAATTGGATTCTAGGGACAAACGAAAGAAACGACAGCCTTAGAAATGAGCTTTATTCTGTATTTGAAAACTCTTGGCGAGATGGAACGTTAATTAATAAACCAGAAATGTTTTTCTCGACAACCGAGGAAGCTGAATTAACAAAATATACCAGAAACTGCTTCTTAGCCACAAAGGTTTCTTTTTTTAATGAGGTGCATAGTTTTTGTGAAGCTAAAGACATTGACTACGAAAAATTAGTACAAATGGTGACCTTAGACGACAGAATAAATAAGTCACACACGTTAGTTCCGGGGCCAGATGGAAAAAAGGGGTTTGGGGGTACTTGTTTTCCCAAGGATATGTCTGCGCTAGATCATCAATTTACTAAGGCAGGAGTGAGTCCTCACGTTATAAAATCTTCAATACATAGGAACAATACCATAGACAGGAGAGAAAAAGACTGGAGGAGTGCGAAAGGCCGTGCTGTTTTGTAAAATTTGCTAAAAAAATTGGTTAAAAAAACTTCTTTTTATTAAAATAAATTAATATGAAAAAACTAGCTATTCTCCTATTAGGCTTTTCTTTGGCGCTCACTTCTTACGCTGACGAGAAGAAAACATCAACAGCGGACCACCTTCAAAATGTTTCCGTAACAATTAGGTCTGAAGGGCAGTTCTCTAATGGAGAAGGCTCTGGAGTGATTTTTACTCGCAAAGACTCTAAGGGTAATCAAGTCAATTTCGTGTGGACCGCCGCTCATGTGATTGATAATCTTAGAAAGACTAGGAAAACTGTGGTCAATGGCGCACCCAAAACTATTGTAGAATTTAAAGACCCAATGGTTGTTAAAGAGATTAGGCAAAACGGGAGAACTGTCGGCAGACTACAAATGGATGCGGAGGTATTAAAGTATAGTGATGCTGACGATGGTCATGATTTAGCCTTATTGCGCGTTCGTAAATTAAATTTTGTTACTGATACTGTGACTTTCTATTTAGATAAAAAAATCCCCAACCTTGGAGACGACTTACTGCACGTTGGTTCTTTGCTAGGTCAAATGGGTGCGAACAGCATGACGGATGGGATTTATTCTCAGCACGGTAGGTTAATTAAATCATTAAACAAACATGTATTCGATCAGACAACTTGCACCGCTTTTCCCGGAAGCTCTGGCGGCGGAGTATATTTAAAGAAAGACGCTAGATATGTGGGCATGCTTGTAAGGGGAGCGGGAGAAGGATTTAATCTTATTGTACCCGTGCGCAGGATGGTTGAATATTGCGAAAAACATAAAATTATGTGGGCCTTAGACAAGAATGTCCCAATGCCTAACGAATCTGATTTAAAGAAAATGCCCATTGAAAATACGCCAAAGGAAAAAGAAGAAGCTGAAGATGCAGAGAAAGAGGCTGCAAAGAAAATGTTTCCTTTTCAAATTAGAATTACTCATAAGTCTCGCAACTATAAGGAGCGAATGAAAGAATTAGTTCACTCACACTCGAAAGCTTGCGGCTGTGCAAGTTGTCTTTCTTATCGCCCAGAAGAAAAAGAATAGTTAAAAAACCGTAATATATACCCTAAAATGGCGCGGTGCAGTATTGCATCGCGCTTTTTTTGTCCTAAATGTGTTTAGAGGTGTAATATAGTATAGAAAGAATTTTAGATATGAAAATTTTAGCTTTTTTAACTATTTTTACATGTGTATTAGCAATTGGCTGTAACTGGGGGAATTCCGGTTGCTCTGAATGTTCTTGTGACAAGGGATGTTGTTCAACCGACACTTGTCCAGTGGCCGATTGCGCTTGCGCATGTAAGGAGTAAATTTTTATGGGTACTTGGAGTTCAGGTTTAGGAAAGTTCCTCAAAAAAGATCCAAATCACGGATGGCTGGGGAAAAAGATTCGTAATTGGCTTTGTGACGTAGGCTTATGTAATCTTGATAAATGCTCCAATAAAGAACATCACTCTAACAATCTTCCCAGTAATTGTAGTCACGGAAAATGCCGTTGCCGCAGCAAAAAGGGAGAAAAATAAAGCGTCACATTATTAATAAGGGGAAATAAAATGTCAGAAGAAAAAGAAAAAAAATCACCCGAAGAGACGGCTGCTGAATTAAAGCTCAAGGAAGCAGAGACTCGCAAAACGGAAGCCGAAGCTAGAAAAACGGAAGCCGAAGCAACCAAGGCAGAGATGGATGCTAATCTGTCAGCTATGGAGCTAGAGAAAGCGAGAAGGAGCTTTCTTAGAGAGAAGTCTCACGATGAGGAAAATCGTTTATATAGATTTTCTGGCTCCGTAAGTGAAGCTTCTGTAAAAAAATGCATGGTTAAGCTTACAGAATGGTCAAGGCTTGAACCTAAATGCGACATTGAAATAGTTTTCTCATCCCCCGGAGGAAGTATTATCGATGGGTTTGAATTGTTTGATTTTGTTCAAGAACTAAGAACCAAAGGACACAAAATAACAACGGGCTCCCTAGGTATGGCTGCTTCTATGGCTGGCATCCTCTTGCAAGCTGGAGATGTCAGGTGGATAGGACATCAATCATGGATGATGATACATAGGGCTGCTTTTGGGGCCATCGGTAAGACTTACGAGGTAGAGGACGAAGTAAAATTAGTTAAAAGAATTGAGGATCGTATTTTAGATATTTTTACATCTAGATCAAAGCTTACAAGACAGAAGCTTAGAAGAAATTGGGATAGAAAAGATTGGTGGATCGATGCCGACGAGTGTGTAAAGGTTGGTTTAGTAGACGAGATAAGAGGAATGATGCCTGAGCACGAAAAAGAATAAAAAAAAATAAACTACTCATCAAACAGACATATTCATGCCTCCGATTAATTTCGGGGGTATTTTTTTAATAAGTGTAATTCTTTGTATGAAAGACTTGGAGGTGGGAGGCATTGCTCTTAGGGTCACCAAGTATAAGGTTATGATATTTGACGAGCGCGACGAAGTAACCCCAGAAATTGCGGAGGCCATAGCTATATATATAAAAGAAGAAGGATTTATCGAAAAAGATGAATTTCCTATAGAAATAATTAAGCCTGAGTAGTAGAATAAATAAATATTAAAAATTATTTGTCAAAGTAATGAGCAGAAAAAAAAGTCAATGTTATGTAATTAAAGAGAGAAGCACGAACATGCTGCAAGGAGCATTTCCCCTCACTGACGAGGGCAAGCGTGCGGCGGAAAAATATTTAAGAAAAATAAACAAAGGAAGACCTAAAGATTTTAAAATAGAGGTACAATAATGAAAAAAGAGTTTTCCAAAAAAGTGGATTTATACAAAGAAAGCATTGGTTGGTGGAGAGACCAAAGCATGCAGCTTGCATTTGAAGCTGAAGAATTAGACTATATGTATGAGATGGGCATGCTTTCTGAAGAAGAGGTCTTAGTTCAAACTCAACAGATAAACGAAAAAATGAATTATCTAATGAAAAAAGGCATATTTGAGCACGAAAATTTGTTTAGGGAATTTACCTGTGAAAAATAATAAAAAAGTTTTTGTCTCCTCTTCTTCTGACAGAGGCATTTTGGTTAAATTTTTAAAGAATGATAAGGTTTCGCTGTCGTTCTGGGGCAACGACGACCCTAAAAACATATCTTATTCAAAAGAGGAGATTGAAAAATTTTGTGAATATATCTTAGGGGGAATCAAAAAAGAAAGTTCAGCAAGCGCTACTCCCGCCGTAGATTTTTTTAATCAGGTGTGCGAAGAAATGATCTCAAGAATCCCCCCAAAGCAGAAGTTGTAATATGAAAAAGTCCTTAGATTTATTAGATCAAATTATTTTAGAAGCGAAAAGGATTGACTTAAATAATAAAAGAGAAGCGATAGCGAGACATAAAGCTTCTCAATCTATCGGAGAAAGCTGGCTCGTGAATCACTTAACTTCGCTTAAAGAACTGATTATTTTGGAAAATGCTGACGGCAGAGATAATAGACTCAAGAAAAAGAAAGAGTAAGGTAAGTTGCTCTAGGTGTTCTCTTGCCTATTCAGCTAGAGATTATCACATTCTTTACGAAAATGAAAAGCTAGCGTTTTTTAAAGCTAAATTTCCTCCAGAAAGAAAAAAAAATTATTGTCATGATTGCCTATATAAAACCGCTTCAGAGCTACTAAATATGAGGGGAGGGAAAAAGCTAAAACTTCTCATGACAAACCTAGATGGGAAAGAAGTCGTGATTACTTTTTACAAAGAATAAACTTTTCTTGTTTTTTTTGCAAAAAAAGCCACATTGTCCTTCAAAATGAAATACGAAGACTTTTCAGAAAAATCTTTAATAAAGAAATCTCAGAAGGGCGACTCAAAAGCTTTCGAAGAGCTTGTTTCTAGGAGTAACAAATATCTTTATTCTTGGATTATAAACAAAACCCGCAACGAACTTGAGGCTGAAGAGTTACTTCAAATTACTTACATAAAGTGTTGGAAAAATATTAAAAAATTTAGAGGCAAATCAAACTTCAAAACTTGGGCGTGTTCTATAAGCAGAAATCTTTTTATAGACCAATATAGGAAAAAACAAAAAAATAAAGAGTATTCCTTGGAAGAGTTTCCTGACGCGTATACTTATCAAAGAGTAGAGTTTGGAGACGGCTTTAAAAATATGAGAAATGAAGACCTTAATATTCTTCTTAAGGCAATCTTACATAAACTCCCGCAAAAACATAGGGAAGTTTTAGTTTCTTCCGCAGTAGAAGAGCTTTCTTACAAAGAAATGTCAAAAAAATTTAATTGTTCCATAGGCACAGTTATGTCGAGGCTTTATTACGCTAGGAAGAAGGCTCAAAAATTAATTAAGTATGAAAACGATACCCTACAATGATCGAGAATCCACTAATTAATAAAATAATTTGTGAATACCCTCTCCCGATACCATCAGAAAAATTTTCTGAAAATGAAAGGGTTTTTTTTGATTGCGTAGATTGGAGCACTCAAGACTTCTATACTTCCTCCTTTTTTCAAGAAATAGATATGGATGTCGTACTTTCCTACAGCATAACTGAAGACGGCGATTTTTATAGTGAAAAAACTATTATTGAGCAAGCGGTAGATGACAATGGCGAGGTTTTTTTAAAAGAAAAAGACGGTGGAATAGAGAAGCAGGAGTTTACTGGAGAAATAATATTCGGAACAGAATTTTGTGGAGATGAAAAAACAAACCTTGATAGCAAGTTTGATTATGTTTTTAATTTTAAAGCAATTATATTTAAGGGCGAACTAAAAGAGTTGGAGCTTTTTGATTTTGAAAGAAGAGATAATGAGTCTAGAAAGCGAATACAAGAACGGCTAGAAAAATACACGGAACAAGAACAAAGAAAGAGCAGCAGCATTCTCTACAAGGCGGTTCATTACTTTTTCGTTCCTATAGCTTGGGCCTTTCTTATTCCTTACAATTTACTTGGAAGATTCATAATGTTTTTAAGTAAGATAGAGTCTAAAATAAAATCAAAAATATTGAAATGAAACAAGATGTTATAACTAAATATAAATCTGCCGCCGAAAGCGGCAAGCCTTATTCTTGGCTCAACTATCAACCTATAAACCTACCGGGATACGAAGAAACAATACCCCTAAGGGGCAGAGACTGCTTTGATAGGTCTGAAGCTATATTTAACCATCTTAACACTATAGTTAAACATCCTGAACGTATGATTACAGTGGTTGATTGGGGAAGTAACCTTGGCTTTTTTTGCTTTGAAGCGGCAAAGAGGGGTTATAAAGTTTTAGGCGTTGACGAAAACAAGGAATTTGTAGATATTTGTTCGTTTCTTTCCGGCGATACAGAGCTTCCTCTATCGCATAAGCCTGAATTTTTCTTAGATAGCTTAAGTAAAGATAATGTATTAAAATATCCAGCGGACATTGCATTTTGTTTTTCTGTTCTTCATCACATCGTAGCTAGTGATAGGGGAGAGGCTTGGAAGTTGATGGACGCTTTTGCAGAGGCCTACCCTATGGCGTACATAGAGATGGATGGCGCTGATTTTGGACATTGTGACTTATCTTTGTTTTATTTTAACATATCAGAAGTTGTGGAATCCAACGATAGATATGGTGGTGGCACAAAAACTAGAAAGACCCTTTATTGTAGCAACATTGACAACGGAACAAGATACTCAACGTTAAAAAAAGTTAACAAAATACACTATAGAGACATCTTCAAAAAGATATCTCCAAACGGTAACAGCACAGCAGTAAAGAGAGAGGAAATCGGACGTTTTACAGATGGATATTCACATACTTGGATAAAGACTAACCTATCTCACGAAAAACATATTTACGAAAAATTTAAATCTGATATTTTTCCGAACATTGTGTCTTGGAATAGGGGTGATAAGTATCACGAGCTAGAGATGGAATATTTCGAGCGAGAGGGAGAAATCACCTTGGAAGGCTTGAATAATGTATATAACTTTTTGAAAGAAAGTAATTTATTTATAATTGATTTAGTTAGAGACATGTTTATACCAACAAAAAATGGATTAAAATTAGTTGACGTGGAGTCTGTCTTTGAAATAGAAGGGGGCATAGAAAGCACGATTCAAAAAAATATCAAACAAACAAAGAGAATACCTTATGATTCTTATGAAAAGCAAATTAACGTATTAAAGCAGATATACAATCTTTAGTTCCATTTTTTAAATCCTTTTAGTTGACCCAAGATGTTTAGGGTGTTTTCGCATCTAATATTATCAACTCGAATAGTTTTTGGATAATTTAATTCTTTATCAATTCTGACGCCGTCTATATTCCATTCTGGCTGCACAAAATCATCAACAAAATCAAACCATCCGTGTTTTTTTAATAAATTAAAATAGTGGTCAACGTCTTCTTTTCGGGCTTCCAAAAGAACATCATAACTAAGCTCTTCTTTGGCCATCATGGTAATATACCTAAAATAAAGCCCCTCATCGCAAGATAAACTGGAAACAACTATAAGATTCATCTAATATAATTACACATGGAAAATGTTTTAGTCACAGGAGGTTGCGGATTTATAGGTGGTCACTTAGTTGATGAGCTTATAGATAGAGGTAAGAGCGTAGTGGTAGTAGATAACGAATCTTCCGCCGCTAACGAAAAATATCATTACAGAAATCAGGCGACCTATTATGGATATGATATATCTGATTACAGTGAAGTAGAACATGTCTTTAATAACCACCAAATAGATACAGTTTTTCACTTGGCGGCTCGTTCAAGGATTCCTTACAGCATCAAAGAGCCACTCGATACTTGTTCTGTGAATTTTATAGGAACATTAAATATTCTTGAGCTTGCTCGTCATCACGGAGTAGAAAGAGTTTTATATTCTTCAACTTCTTCGGCTTACGGATTGAAAAATGAACCACCCTTGCATGAAGAGATGGATAGGGATTGCTTAAACCCTTATTCAGTAAGCAAGGTGGCCGCTGAAGACTTGTGCAAAATGTATAACAATTTATACGATCTCAATACAGTTACTTTTAGATATTTCAACGTCTACGGAGAAAGGCAGCCCCTAAAAGGTTCATACGCTCCTGTAATTGGAATATTTTTAAGACAGCGAGACGCGGGAGAAGATATGACCATTGTGGGAGATGGCCTCCAGACTAGAGATTTTACCCATGTAAAAGATGTGGTTAACGCTAACATTCTAGCCGCAGAAACGTACAACGAGGATGTGTTTGGAGAAATACTCAATGTAGGGACAGGAAGAAATCATTCTGTATTGGATATTGCCAAAATGATTGGAAATAAATATATCTTCCTTTCACCCAGACTGGGTGAGGCTCGCAGTACGTTAGCAGATTCAAATAAAATTAAAAATTTATTGGGGTGGAAACCCAAAGTCAGGCTTGAGGATTGGTTAAAGGAGGCGAAATGAGCAAGTCTAAAGATTATAAAAATTACCACGAGAAAAAAAAGAAGCTTAGAAAAGATGGTACTATTGACGCAGGAAAAGGTAAGCGTAGGCCGCATCATAAAAAAGCGCAGAAAGGAGTGAAGCTTACGGGGGATGCTGGCATAGACAAGCATAGAAGAAAGCAAGCTGAAATTGGCTACATTCCTAGAACAGCAAATAAATACCAATCGACCCCCAAAAAGGTTGACGAAGATGGAAACTCTTACGTTTATGAATGGCTTGAAGATAATGGACACAAGGATCATGTGCAAAAAAAACGAACAAAAATTTACAAAGATGAAGACAGAATGCCTGTAACACTATCCCCTCCCAGCAAGCAGTATAAAGATAATTACGAAGAAATCTTTGGCAAAAGAGAAATGGGCGCATCAACAGGAAAATGTAAAAAGTTTAAGAAAAAATATAAATGAACGGAAAAGGAGACAGCCCAAGACCAGTGGATAAAAAGAAATTTGATGAAAATTTCGACGCAATTTTTGGCCCAAGCACCCCTTGGTGGAAAAAACGAAAAAAAAGATTGACCCCTCAAAAAAATCCTCTATCATCAAAACATGAGGATAAAAGAAATAAAAAACGGTAGCCTCTACTTCAATTTTAACAGAGGGAGAGTAGAAAGAGTTAGAAGCAAAATGAATTCGTCATCAGTGATGACTTCAGAACCTCATTCCGATACCCTTCTAGGAGCAAAAGCTTCTGATCTAAGACTTGCTACCGACGAAGAGGTAGAAAAATACAAGCAAGAGAGTGAATTAGTTCACGCCAGTTAACATGAAAGTAGTGGTTCATTACAATCCGAAGAAGAAATGTCTTGAAGTTAAGGGCAACAAGAAGTATAGTAGCGACTTAACTGTCCTGAAGCGTACACACGCTCTTGAGATGGGAGATGCTCACGTTCTTAAAAGAGCCATCAAGGGTGTAGTGGATTTGGACGACATTCATTCTCTGGAGGAGAAGAAATCTCCCCGCCCGAAATGGAAGCATCAAGTCACCACCAAAAAGGGTAAAAGTAAATTTGTAAATATTAAAAACGGTAAGGAAATAGATGAATATTCTCCGAGGGTTTTTATAGAAGATTCTAAAATTTTTATCTTATAATATTAAAAAATGAAAACAATTAGCGAAAATAAAGAGTATATGTTTGACTCATCAGACCAGATGATGATCTACGAAGCGGTACAGTATTACATAAAAGCAACAAGTAATTCTGACAAAATGGAATTGGACATGATGAAGGTTCTCAACAAGATTCTTGCAAATCATACTTTCGGAGATGGAGAAAAGTATAGAGAGGCTCTGGAAAATGGTGAACTTGTCATGGTTGTAGGCCCAAAGGATATATATCACAGGCCCCATCGAAAGTATAAATGGCATTCCGATTCCAAACATGGAGCAGTTGTTAGTAAGAAAGAAGTTAGTAAGGTTGGAGTATGTATGTGGCACTAAAGCTTAAAAGCTTTAATTGTTCTTTTAAATAATTTTGCTGGTTGATCATCAGCAAAGGGTGTGACCGAATAAGCTGCTGTCGCGGCAGTTAAGGTACAGGGCTTGTAGGCAGGAGGTTACCGCCTCTGGGGGCTTACAAGGGCTGGTTCAAAGTAGGGTTTCTCACGAAACTCAAGCTGTGACCCCGAAACGATGGAGGTAAATGAGAATCCTCCCACCCATTAATTTTCAACCTAAGGGCGGTGCAGCTTCTTAACGGATTAATTGCATCGCCTTTTTTCTTGAACTTCAAAAAAAACGTACTATTCTTTAGTAAGTATGGATAAACAAAATTTTAAAGTTGTTTGTGGAGAATTTGAAAAAAAGATTGAATTAGATAAGTCTTTATTCGCCTCCTACGAAGCTGCTTGCACTGAGGCGGCGACACGAGCAATAGAGGAATATTTTTCTTCCGAGAAATCATTGTCACATTCTTTGAGTATTTACTGTACGGTGGAAGAGGAATTAGTAAAATCTCGTTTTATAATTTTAACTTATTTTGTTTTGAGAAATGCGTCTATGTTTAATTTGTCTTTGGAATTTGAACGAAAAACAGATCAATATCAAGAAAAACTATAACATGGCTAAAGAAATTAAAATAAACACAACAGGAAAACACGTACATAGAACCCCCATAGACATAAATAACCCCCAAAAAGCCTCAAAAGATGATTGGTGGGATGAAATATGTAAAAAACATGGGGAAAAAAACCTTTTTCCGAAAGATAAAAAAAAGACCAGTGAGTAGGTTACTAAAATGGAAAATCTCTAGGTTAAAATCTAAAATAAATAACTTAGATAGTGAATTATCTAGGCTTAAAAAGAATTTAACCTTACTAGAAAGAGAGAAAAGGTCTGCCCACGAGAAAATATATATTCAACGGAGACGCCAAAGAGATTTTTTATAAAAAATTAGATGAATTGCACGAAAAATATGTATATCATTTATTGCTGAATGGCGTTGCTTCAGTAGGTACGGATTTAGAGTCTATCAAAATGACTAAAAATCCAGATGTATCTTTAGATTTTTGTAGAAAGGTAGTGGGTGGATTCAAAAATATTTCTCCCTCTACGATAGTAAGGCTTGAAACTGACGGCAAACCTGAAATAGAGTGTATTTTTACGAAAATTAATGATAATCAGAGTCTAAATTCCCTATTTATGGTTCAAAATGTGATGAATTGGTCTGTTATTGGAGACTTTAGTTGTCAGGTGTGGTATTTAGGTGAAATAAGTGTAAATGTTATAGAGGAACACTGGAAATAAAATGAAAACTTTTACAAAATGGTTTTTAGTAAATGCCCTCGTAGTTACGGCAGTCTTTTTTGCAGAGCAAAAGGGAGCGATTTCAACAATGATTAAGAATGATCTTTCATATATTTCTATTCTAATTATGTTTTTGTATTTATGCGTTGCATCGTATATAGGAAGGCTTTGCTATTTGGCGGATAAAATGAATCAGAATAGAGAAAACGACGCCAAGGAGTATTTAACGAAGCGTTCTTATTTGGGGTGGTTTTCAGCGGAACATTTTTTCTCTTTAGGCTTGTTAGGAACAATTATCGGGCTAATCATTTCAACGGAAGGAAGTTTAGACAGTTCATTACCTACATCACAAATTGTGGCTGGTTTAAAAGAAGGGTTAAATACGGCGTTTTACACAACAGTCTGCGGGATTGTATTTAGCTTACCGTTGCAAATTCAACTTATGATTCTAAAATTTAAATTAGAAAATAAGGAAAATAAAAATTGAAAGCTGAATTTCCAGAAGGTTACGGGGAGTACGATATGTACGACTTTGATAACAGAATCAGCTACGATGAAGAAGCTGATGTTATGTATATCTACGTAGCCCCACCTCAAGGTCAAGTGGGTGCAGTAATGGTTTACGCAGACAAGCAGGGCAGCATGGTATCAATAGACACAGACGAAGTAAATACTCAAGTAGGCATTGAAATAATCGGTGTGTCTAATTTGATGGAAAAATTTAATTTAAAGAATAGAATAATAAATAACTAAAAAGCTTTAGCTCCGGTAGCTCAAGGGGTTAGAGCACACGCCTTATAAGCGTGAGGTTGTGGGTTCGATGCCCACTCGGAGTACCAAATTGTGAAAATATATAGGTCAAAATTAAATATAAAATGGAGTGACCACACCAAAGCCATAGCTCTTTGGTTCATAGCCATAGTCTTCACGTTAGGCTTTGCAGCAATCCCATTTCAGCTTTGGTTAGCTAAATTGATTTTGGATAATTGGGAGATCACGGAAGAGGAGCAAGGTAAACCGTTAACCGTACATGAACTCAGGCAAGCTGAGTTGGAAAGAGCTTCTCGACCAAGAACAGAACACAAATTTAGAAGTCAGTGGGATTAACATGGAGACAGGATAATGCGTAAGTTTTTTTCATTTAGACCATTTATTGATGTGTTGTTTTGTTGTTTGCTTATGCTTGTAGCAATCCTTTTTCTTCTTAAAACCGAAGAGCAAAAGACTAAAATGCGGCCACCCAACGTACTATTTGAAGTTGTATTAACGTGGGACGGTAATAGTGCTGATGATTTGGATATTTATGTCCAGTCTGCTTCAGGTCATAAAGTTTCTTTTAATAGGAGAGAAGGAGGTCAAGGAAGCTTAATTAGTCTAGATCATGATGCCCTAGGCAGAAGAAATAACACTCTACCAGAAGAAGGAGGGCTGATTGTTAAGTTTCACGAAGAGGTAGTTTCTTTCAGAGGTGTTACTGAGGGGGAAAATATAGTAACAGTCCATGTTTATTCAAAGGTGGACGAGGAGCCTGTAAAATGTACTATTAAATTAATAAGAATAAAGCCTTTTCAAGAAGTTGTTACGAAAGAAAAAATATTTGAAGCAACGGGAGAAGAAAAGACGGCTTTCCGATTTAAAACAGATAAAGAAGGTAATATCATTGACATCAATGAATTGCCAGCGAACCTATCAAACCCATTGGGAGAATAAAATAATGAGTTCTCAGGAAATCCACAACATAACAACGGTCATAAACGCTCTTGTAGGAATTAAATGGGCGTTGATATGCATAGCTGTATCTTTGTGGGGTTTAACTGTTTTTTTCTTGTTTAAAGAAATACCAAAATGGTGGCAGAGTTTTGATAAAAATAAAAATAATTTATATAAATTGCCGCCAGAAGGAAGTGAAGGGGGGCATTATTGAAAGATATTGGAGAACATAATAACTTAGGAACAAGTGTTGTGGGAAATCTTAAGAAGAAACCCAAACGCAAGAGATTAACAAAGAAGAAGTTGGAAGCCGGAGCGGTAAACGGTGCAATAAGAACAACTAAGCTAGAGTATTTACAACATTGTACCAAGACAGTTGGAGTCACAAACAATAGAGGAGAATATGAATTAAAGCCGTCCAGACAATGCGAAGAGGGGGATGTAGTTTGGGTAATGGAAGAGGACGGAACTTTTACAGAGACTAAAATTTATTAAATGAAAATTATATTATTAACTTTATTATTAGCATTTTATTTAACCGGATGCTGTTGTCTTCCTTGTAAGACGACGGTGTACTACAGTTCCAACGGGAAACCATTTCCTATAAAATGGGGTAGGCCGCCAGAAATACAAACTAAGGATTATCGCCCACTTCCTTACGGATATGGACATGGCAGCAGTACGCTCTATAACTGGATAATGGAAAATAAACACCAAGTACAAAAAAGAATTAATAATCTTTCTGACGTTGGGCTGCTAAAGATAATTAATGGGCCAGACAAATGATTAGGTAAAATGGACAAGGCTAAAGATTTACTATTACTTGCCTTTTGGGGTGCAGCTTATTTTTTAAAGACCATAATTGAGCTTCCATATTTGTGGATAAAAGAAAAATTTAAATAAATGGCAGACCAAGAAAAATTTATTAAATGTAGTTGTCACGGCGAAGGTATGCTACTTACCAAGTTTGATGACGAAGAAGAAATCTATGTCAGTTTTTGGCGAGAGGGCTTAAACCCTGTCAAATTAACTTGGTGGATGAGACTAAAGTTATGCTGGATGGTGTTAACGAAAGGTAACTATTACGAAGACCAGTTAGTTTTAAGTAAAGAGTCAGCAAAAGAATTAGCGGAGTGGATAAATGAAAATAACAATTGAACCATCAAAAGACCAAAGAGGTGAAACGTATCCGTACTCTAAAGTTTCAGTAGAGTACCCGCACGATGATGTTGATATTGAAATCATGATGGGTGAAGTAGTTAAGGTCATCCAAGCGTGGGGTTTTGATAATACAAATATTGCAGAATACTTAGACGAAGAATTTGCCGAACAAAGAGGCTTAATCATAAAGAAAAAAAATGAAAATGGAATTTGAAGAATGGCTTGAGAAAAACGAGGAAGAACTGCATATAATGTTTGCTGAAACAGGCATGGATAGAGAGTTAGATTTTAACCCAGAAGACGAGATTGAAAAACGGTACGA